GAAGCGGGTTCGCGATATGCGCTGTCCACGAAAAAACAGCGCGTCCTCCTCGCTGAGATCCTCGCGATCCTCGACCGCCTTGATGCGGAATCTCGCGCTTGGGTTGATAAACACATCCCTACTGCTTGGCGCGCTGGTCAAGCGACGGCGCTCGTGGGTATCGGTGAGGCGGCGACGTTCGCGAAAGCGGCCGACATCGTCTCCGGTATCGGAATGGTCAACGAGGACATGGTGAAGGCGATCGTCAGCGATACGCACGAAGACCTCCTCGCCGCAACTAACAACATGCGGGTGAAGGCGAAGCGAGCGGTTCGTAACGCTATCATTCCACACACGAGGTTGGCGAGCATCACCGGCGAAAAAGCGAAGTCGGTCGCCAAGCGCGCATCGGACGACGTGAGGGCGGCGCGAGTCGCAACTGTCGATGTGGCGGGGCGGCGTTGGAGCCCAGAGGTCTATACGCGGGTCATCGTCAAAACGAAGCTGGCGCAGGCTCATCGCGAAGGTGCGACAGAGCAGGCGGTGGCTTACGGATTCGACCTCGCGAGGATTAGCGCTCATGGCGCGAAAGATGCGTGCCGGAATTTCGAAGGTGCGCTGCTGTCGCTCACTGGCGCGACTGCGGGCTATCGAACGGTGGCGGAATTGAAGGCGAGCGGATTGATCTTCCATCCACAATGTCGTCACGTAATCTCGCCGCTGAATCCCGCGCTGATGCCTGAATCAGAACGCGAGAAGGCGGAAGCGATGGTGGAGAAAGTCGATGAGGCCCTGAAGCTAGCTGCCGACGGAAAGATGAATAGCCACGGAATGAAGAAAGGCGCTTGACGCAACCCGCTCAGGCGTCTTTTTCGTGTCCTGCGACGGATGACATTAAAAGCCGCGCCAATACTCGCCCGAGCCGTCGCTCGTAAAACTCGTAGGCGCAGGAGGAAAACGATGACCCGAACCAAACGACCACTCACGCTCAACCTTCAGATGTTCGCCGAAGACCCGCCGGCCGATCCGAACCCGCCGAAAGACCCCGAGCAAACCGTACCGTACAGCCGCTTCTCAGCGGTAAATGCGAAAGCGAAGGATCTCGAAACGCAACTTGGCGCATACGCCGCGCTCGGTTCCGCCGAAGATATCGCAGCGCGGATCGCTGCTCTCGCAGAGTTCGAAAAAGCCGAAGAGGAGCGCAAGAAGGCAGAGATGACCGAAGCCCAGCGCCTCCAAGCGGAACTCGAAGCCGCGCGCGCCGAGAAGTCCGACTACGAGAGCCGCCTAACCGAAGCGGAGCAACGCCACAAGCAATCGACCATCAACGCGGAGTTCCGCCTACTGGCGAAAGAGGCTGGTGTTGTGGACGCGGCGGTTGCGCTGAAACTCGTGGATCTCGCTACGGCGCAGGTTGGCGAAGATGGTGCGGTGACTGGCGTGGCGGAGGCGCTTGAGGCGCTGAAAACGAGTGCTCCGTATCTGTTCGCGAAAGAGCCGGTCAAACCGAAACCGCTCGGCGAAGAGAACAATCCGCAGAAGAACGGCGATAAGACTTCCGAACAGGTCCTGAATGCACTCGCTGAGAAAGCGCGCAAGTCGGGGCGGCCGGAAGACCGCATCGCATACTCCGAAGCAAAAGCAAAACTCAACAAGTAACAACAGGCTGTCTCAAAACGAGGCGGCCTTTTCCATTTCTAAGGGGGAATCCACTGAATGTCCATGATCTACAACAACGATATCATCGGCAAGAAACAGTCGGTCGTCGACGAAATTCTCTTGCTGAATCCGCATCAAATCCCGATGTTGTCCATGCTCGGCTTCGCTGAAGCGATCACCCAAACCGAACACCAGTGGTATGAAGACGAGATGTATTCCGCAGATTCCACGGTCGTCGGTGCGAAACTTGTCACCGATACATCTATCGTCGTCGCGGATGTGGAAGCATTCCGCCCGAACCAAGTCGTCAAAATCGGCGAGGAACTCCTGCTCGTCACCGCGGTCAACTCCGGAACCAAGACCCTGACCGTTCAGCGTTCTTTCGCTGGCACGACTGCTGCCGCGATCTCGAACGGCGCTAAGGTCGAAGTCATGTTCGTCAACTCGCAGGAAGGCAAAGACGCACGTGAGTCCCGCTACAAGCCGCGTAAGCGTGTCTCGAACATCACGCAAATCTTCGACGATGCCGTCCGCATCTCCGGTACCGCCGAAGCCGTGCAGCAATACGGCATCACCGACCTGTACGGCTACGAGAAGGACAAGGTCCAACTCATGCTGACGCTCCAGCTCGAAAAGGCGCTGATCAACGGCATCCGCTACGAGGCCAACGCCGACCAGCGCTACATGCGCGGTGTCCGCGACTTCATCCAAACCAACGTGTCGGATGCATCGAACCAAGCGATCACCGACGCTATGCTGATTGACCTCGCACAGACTGTCTATGAAGTTGGCGGTTTCAAATCCGGCGGTCAGTACAAGTTCCTCGCACCGGCGAAGCAGAAAGTGAAGATCTCGAACTTCAACAGCGATAAAATCCGCCTCGAGCGCGCTGAAAACGTTCGTGGTCAGGTCGTCGATTGGATCGTCTGTGACTTCGGTCGCTTCGAGATCGTCCTGAACGAGAACCTCGCATCCGACGAGATCATCTTCATGGACTCCAACCGCGCGAAGATTCGTCCGCTGGCAGGTCGCGAGTTCTTCCACAAGTACCTCGGCGACAAAGGCGATTACAAAGAGGGCATGATCACCGGCGAGTACACCCTCGAATTCCAGCAAGAGAAGGCACACGCCCGCATCAAGAAACTCGCCTAGTCCGCTACAAGCCCGCTATCGAAGGACAGCGGGCATCTTTGATTTCGAGGTGAAACGATGGCTGAATTCAAATCCCGATATCAACGCTTCACGTTCTGGCACGACGGTCAGGCGCGAAAGTTCGCCGCCGGTCGCTACGTGACGGAAGATGCGCAGGAGATCGAAACTCTCGGTACGTTCGCGGATGTCGAGCGCGTAGACGAAGAAAAGCCCGCTACCAAGCGGAAACAAAACACGGAGTAATGAGGTGAGCGCGCATGATCACGATTGAAGCGGCGGACGCGTACATCCTTGCGAACTGCCTCGTGGTGGACGACTGGAGTGCCGCAGATCCGGAGAAAAAACAACGATACCTGAACGTCTCCGCGCGAACCCTCGGCGCTGCCTTTCCGTCCCACACGATTCCTGACGATGCGGTCGCCGACTTCGCCAATACGCTAACCGTCGCCTTCAACGACACCAACGTCTTCGCGCGGATGGGCGTGCAAACGGTGAACCTCGACGGTGTTGCGTCCTTCACGTTTCAGAGCGGCGTGATCGGTGCCGACGACCTCTCGCGACTTATCACGAAGGACGTCCGCGACTTGATCAATTCCGCTCCTGAGAACGCGGGACTGCCGAAGCTATCGGCCGGGCGCAAGGTTCGGGCGGTGGTTCCGTAGATGGCGCTGATTCCGCTTAAACAAACGATCATGCGAGAGGCTCGCGAGGGGCGCGATCCCAGCGGGCGACTGCAGTATGGCGCTCCCGAACCGCTGAAATGTCGGTTCTCGGCAGGCGTTCACGCAACGCGAAATCGCGAAGGAACCGAAGTCATCGCTAAAGCAACGATTCACCTCGACGGGAAGGCGCAAGTCAGCGTAGAGGACCGCATCACCTACGATGAGAATGGGCGGTCACACTCGTACGTTGTGCTGAGTGTCGAGGAGAAGCGGGGGCTAGACGGCAAAACGGTATTGCTGAAGGTGGTGCATGCGGGATGAGCGCAGATCTCGAAGTGAAGGGACTAAACGAACTCCTCGCCAAACTGACGAAGCTTGGCGGCGTGGTCACGTCGAAACCCGTCGTTCAGGCGATGCGCGAGAACATGGCGCATTTGAAAGAGGCGACGGTTGCGCTCGCTCCTATCGACGAGGGCGACTTGGTCCGCGGCACTTCGTACCGTGTGACCACGAAGGACGGCGCGGTTATCGGTGAGGTCGGCGTCAACGCCACGGCAGAGGACGGATATCCGTATCCGGTTCGCCAACACGAGGACATGACGCTGAAGCCCGGACCACAAACAGCGCTCAAGCCCGATTACGACGGGATGACGCCCGGTACCAAGTATCTGGAGCGGCCATTCAATCGGTACAAGCCGAACTACATCGACAATCTAGCGGAAGGCGTTAAGCAAGCGATCGAGGAGTTGAGTTAATGGCGCTAACCACGCGGCAGTTCCGTGACTTCGTCCAATCGATTCTTCCGTCCGCTGCCGTCTTCTATGACACGCTTCCGCCGAACCCAGTCGCGCTCGTCTTCGTATCCGCATCGGGCGGAATCGCCAATCACGATGTCATCGGCTACGACACGCAACTATTTCAGGTGCGAACGCGTGGCGAGACAAACGATGAGGCGGAGGATCTCGCGCGACAGGCGTACAAGGCGCTGAACGGATTGCGAGAGCAATCGGTAGATGGTGTGCGGATTCGGTACGTTGTCGCCGAGCAGCCGCCGTTTTCGATGGGGCACGACAAGAACGGGAATGTCGAGTGGGCGTTTAACGTGCGCTTGCGGGCGTTCGAGGAGGTGTGACGATGGCGGTAAAACGCGAGGAGGCGACCGTTGAGGTTGTGTTTATTGACGGAGCGGACCTCTACAACCTCGCCGAACACGGTAAGCCGGACGATATTCGGCGACCGGGCGAAACGGCGGTGGTGACGGAAAGTCACGCGGAACAACTGATTCAAGGCGGGTATGCAAAACGAGTCACTGGCGAGTAATCGTCGGTGGCTTTTTTGTTTGCGCGCACAACGAGGAGGAATTTAATTGGCACAGAATTACGAAAAAATCATGGCAGGTCCGTGTCGTGTCACGTTCGACGTAGGAGGTACGTCTCCGCTGGTCATCGAGACTACGATCGGCGGTGTGGAGTTGAACCTCGAGTTCGCCACGCGTGACGTTAAGACGGACCAAACCGGTGACACTCCGGTCAAGAAAATCAAGAAGGCGACGTCCTGCAAGGCTGTTGTGCCGATCGGCGAATACGACCACAAGACGCTGGCGAAGATGATTCCGACTTCCACGCTCATCACGAACACTACCTCCGGCAAGTCGAAAGTGGTCGTCAACGGCAACGCGGGCCAAGACCTCTTGCAATACGCGAAGCCCGTTCTGATTGAGCCGCTGGATGTCGGTATCGACTACTCGATCACGATCCTCAAGGGCTTGCCGAATCCGCAGATCAAGTTCAAGTTCGACACGGACACCGACCGCGTCATCGGCGTGGAAATCGAGGCGTTCCCTGACCCGACCTCGAACAATGACATGGTCGTCTTCGGTGACAAGACCGTAACCGCTGCCTAAACAAACGGGGCCGTCTTCGGGCGGCTCCTCTTCTATCTCACAAACAACGGAGGAATCACAAATGTCCATTTCGTCCGATATTGAACGCAACCTCACGCTAGGCGGCGAGACTGTCGAGGTCCGCACGCTGGCTATGGGTAAATACTTCGATACTATCAAGCGCCTGCAAAAACTTCCTGCCGCAATCGCACTTGTCGCCAATGCCGAAGCACACGCATTTCTTCCGTCGCTCTTGGCTGCTGCCGATGAGACCGGCGACGAGATGTTTGATATTGTCGAAGTGATGACCGGTAAAGAGCGTCAGTGGTTGCTTGAGAACGCCGCCCCACACGAACTCATCGCCTACATCGAAGCGTGGGTCGAGGTGAACCGCATCGACGACGTGATCGCCGCCGTAAAAAAGTACGGGGCGCTGTTCGGGAAGATTCGCAAGAGTCGTCCGGCGGAGTAAGTCCCGATCCGATCTCAACCGACTCACAGGCGGAACTCGTCGCCGTTTTCTCAGCGCGCGGGATCTCGGTTGATACGTTGCACGCGGAGTACAGCTTACGCCGAGCTTACATAGTCGCGGAGGTGTGGCGCAGGCAGGACGCGGCTCGTGAGTTGCGACTGCTTCGTCTCATCGCGAACGCAGCGCACCCGAACGAAGGTACGGCGAAGTACGTCGATGAGTTGACGGGACAAGCGACGGGAATTCGTCCAGAACAGCGCATTCTTAACGCGAAGGCGGATGTTGGCGGAATGGAGATGTTCCGCGCGGCGATGGGCGGGTAGGGATTCGAACGCTCGCCCTCGAATATCCTCTATTACATAAACGTGTAGAGGGGTGCTTTTTTCGTTGAAGCGTTATTGGGATATAGGAACACTTATAGGTATTGCCGGGATATGTATATTATCGTACTGGTTCTTTGTCGCAAAAGATGCGGTACGGCCCGAACTACTGAACAATGCGCAAGACTTCTATTCAGCAGTCAGCAATGATGCGCTTGGTAGAGGTATTTCCGATGACGACATGTCTAAGTATGCTAAGGTCATGAGCTATCAACATTCAACCGACCTCGACAAACACGAGAAGCAGATTGTGCAAGCAACGCAACAAGTGTACGAGAGCTATGAGGATTATTTGCTTACTATTAAGACGAGACCTGACGACAAAGTCGCTGGTCAACTAGCACTATACAGTAGTTTATCTAAACTTAGCGCGGCTCTAAGATAGGCGTCTCCACTATGGAGGCGTCTTTTTTTGTTGCCAAAAAGAGGAGGAACGAAGAATTGTCCATCGTGATTGGCGACATCTTAGCACGCCTCCGACTTGACTCGTCTGAGTGGAGTCGCAATTCGCAACGGGCGCAGAAGGACCTCAAGGACTTACAAGACGTCTCGAAGACTGTTTCTGCGGAACTCCGTAACACGCTCGGCGGAATTGCGGCAATGGGCGGGATCGGCGTCGCGTTCACGCAAGTCATCGAGAAGTATAAGCAGTTCGAGCAACAGTCGAAGAACGCACAGGTAGCGGCGCAGGCAACCGACGCGCAACTCAAGCAGATGCAGGACTCGGCGATGAAGCTCGCGGCAGAGTTCGGCGATTCCAGCGCTTCCATCGTCGCCGGTATGGGCGACATCATCAAGGCGGGCGGGCAACTCAAAGACGTACTCGACGGCGGCGGTGAGGCGATGGTTGCGCTCTCGAAGGCTGGCGAGATTTCGATGGCGGACGCGGGCGAAACGCTTGCTACCGTCAAGAACGTGTATAAGGACGCCGTAGGCGGTTACTCGCAGATCGCGAACACAATCGTCGGTGTAGGAAACGCGGCCGCAGGTTCTATCGGAGATATTCGCATGGCGCTCGCGCAGTCGCAAGCGGTCGCCAATGGTACAGGTCAATCGTTCAACGACCTTGTCGCAGCGCTTGGGTTACTCCATAACGCAGGATTGAAAGGCTCCGACGCAGGCACGTCCTACAAGACGATGCTTCAAAACCTACTGCCCTCGACAAAGGAAGCTACGGAACTGTTCAAAGAGTTCGGCCTCATCACGGCGGACAACAAAAACGTCTTCTTCGATGCGTCCGGTAAGTTGAAGGACATCGCATCTGTAATCGACGTACTGAAAACGAAGTTCGGTCAGTTCAACCAGCAGGCACAGTCCGATATCTTCTCGCGACTGTTCGGCTCCGACTCTTCTCGTGCCGCCCTCGCTTTTATGCAGGCGACGACACAGCAGATCAACGACATGCGGAGCGCCTTGACCTCGACCAGCGCCGTTGACCAAGCACGGGATCGAATTGACACGCTGAACGGCAGTATCGAGAAATCGAAAGCTGCATTCGAGAATATGGCGATCTCCATCGGCTCCATTTTCGTACCGGCAATTAACGAACTCGGGCTGGAGATGGGGGCTATTACAAGCCTGTTCTCGCAAATGTCTGACGCTCAGAAATCGTCCGCCAGTGAGACGGTTAAGCAGGTCGTGCAAATCGGCTTGCTCGCAACTGCGTTCGGGACAACCTACGGCGCGGTCAAATTGGTGCTTCCGGCGATTGCTTCCGCGACTGTAGCGATGACTGGACTCGGTACGGCGGCAACCGTTGCGGCAGGTCCGTGGGGCGCAATTGCGACGGTTATCGGCTTGGTTGCGACCGCAGCCGTAGGCTACACGGTCGAGGCGGAGAAAGCGAGGATGGAACAGCAGGAGCAGGACAAGCAAATAGTCTCGCTCGCCAACCGCTACGACAAACTCATAGCCGTCACGAAGTCCTCGACCGCTTCCGACCAAGAAAAGACCGCCGCGCAACAGGAATTGAAATCGGTCATCAAGGAAATTGGCGCACTCCATCCTGAGATCATTGGACAGCTCGACGCAGAGGGTAATGCGGTTTCTCTCAACACAGCGGCTTACTACGAACTTGCGAAAGCCAAGCGAGCGAGTGTTCTCCAAGACCTACAGACGGACTTCATCAAGGCGACTAACGACCTGAGCGCGGCAAAACAAAAATCTGCGAATCTCGACTGGACTAAGGTTACTGGGCCTGACGCCGGTCGGTATTTAGAGGAGCAGCAAAAAGCGCTCAAGTCAGTCACGGATGCACAGAACAAACTCAAACAATTGAACGCTCAAATGGCGCAGCTCAACGGTGAAGCGAGCAACGAACCCTACGTCGACTCCCGCGCCAACCACGCGAAGAACGCATACGCCACGCCGCCCGGCGGTTCCTCGACCACTGGCGAAAAGTCCTACGGTTCTCAATCGTGGGCAGCGCCTGTCGACGGTCCGAAAGGTAAGTCCGCCGAGGATCTCGCGCGTGAAGCTGACGCCGCCATGCGTGAATCTTACGAGGCAAGTCGCGCCTACTCGAAACAACTGCTCGATGCCGGTCAAATCGACCTCGAACAGTACATCGAACGCGAGAAGAACACGCGCACCGCATACGCTGACTGGCTGAAAGGTCACGCGGCGGACCAGTATCGGATCGACAACGATATCGCAAAGGGCGCGTTTACCTATTCGTCTGAGTGGATCGCGGAACAGAAATCCGCCATGCAAGAGCGCGGAGCCACCGCCGCCGAGGTCGCCGCCTTCGAAATCGAATCGTGGAACCGCGTCGCCTCCCGCGAGAACCTTCTCGCTGAAGACCGCAAAACCGCGCTCGCCTCGCTGAAACAGGCGCAACACGACGCCGCTGCCGCATCCTTCGCCGATTCTGTCCAATGGATCAACGCGAAGAAGCTGACGATGCAGGACGAAGGCAAGAGTGCGATCGAGATCGCCGACATGGAACTTCAATCATGGGAGCGAGTCTACGCGCGCAAGGCGCAACTCAACGCAGAGGATGCGGCACAGGCACGTGAGAATGCAGAGAGTGCGAAACGGGCGCTCACGCAAGCGATTGCCGCCGATCTCAAGCAAGCACGCGAGATGCAACGGAATTCAATTCTGGACGCGCAGGAGAAGGCGAACAAGTCCGCCGAAGACGCGATTCAGGCGAAGATTGACGCGCTCGATCGCGAAGAGAGCGCACAGCAACGGTTGCTCGAGATCGAGAAGGACCGAAAACGCCTCGCCGACCTCCAAGATCAACGCGCCAAGACTGCCGCCGACAAACGGTTCTCACTAATTGAGCGTGACGCGAGCGGGCAGTTGGTCGAGCGCAAGGTTGCCGACCTCGAAAAGCTCTCGGATCTCGACGAGCAGATCGCAGACCAGCAGGAGAACATCGCCGAGAAAGCACGACAGGGCGCGATCAAGGCGAACCGCGACGCTCTCGAAAAGGAACTGAAGGACACTCGCGATAAAAACTCGCAACGTCTCGCGGCGCTCAAGGCGTTCTACGACCAGTGGACGACCGACGACAAGGTCAACGCGGATACTCGTGCGCTAGTCCAGCAGAACGGACTCCAACGGACTCTGGCGGATGTCGAGAAGTACCTCGCCGACATGAAGGCGGCGTACACGCGCGTACAAAACGAGATCATGCTGCAAGGTTCGCTGTTCCCGCCGCAATCCGTGCCAAACTCGCCGAACTCGTCGCAATACGGACCTCCCGTTCCCGCCGGTTCGAAGCAGAGTGTCATCGACCAGATGAACGCCAATTCCGCACGGTGGGCTTCCGCTACTCCCGCAGAGCAAGCGCAGCTTCACGACGCTAACATCAAGCTCGGCGATTCCATCGGCGGCAAGTACAACGATAAGACCGGTCAATGGACGTTCCATGATGGCGGCATCGTTGGGACGCGGATCGGCGGCGACGAAGTCATTGCGAAACTGAAGATCGGAGAACTCGTGCTGAACGAGAGGCAGCAGCGTGAAGCATTCGGAGAAGCGCGAAAGCAGAGCGCGCTCAAGTCTCTCGGCAGTATGATGGCTGATCCGTTCACCGCACCGCCACCGACGTTGTCGAGAGACGCCGCCGCTAGTTCCGCGGGTGTCCGTGAGGTCGTGAACTCGAACACCACGAACAACTCGTCGTTCACGTTCCACATCGACGCACGCGGCGCAACCGATCCGCAAATCGACAAGCGCATCGAGGAAGGCGTTGATCGCGCCATTCGCGCCTACGACCAAAAACTCGCACACTCGTGGAAATAGGGAGGAATCACAATGGCAGATTACACCGCTACACGTTGGTACGCGTCGCTCAAGATCAACGGCAAGGTGAAGAACGTTCAGGGCGGGAGCTACAGCCCGCTCGACGTTTCGCTCGAAAGCGTCGATCCCGCAACCATCCAGACGTTTCAAATCGTTCACAACGACCTGAACCACACGTACCGCGCGCCGACGAATACGTGGTACATCGACCGTATCGAGATCCCGCGCGGTTCCTACGTCTACCCGACGACCTATGCGTTGGTAGCCGGTACGCTGACGGTGGACTTCGATTTCGATACGGGCCTCCTGCGCCCAACCTTTGAGTCGTACCCGCCGACACCGCCGACGACCGAGGTATAGACGAAAACAACGCAAACAAGCGCCTTCCATCGTGAGGGCGCTTTTTCTATTTCGAGGAGGAATCGTATGGGTCAAACAATCGCAGCATCTCCGCTAGAGGGACTTGATAATCGGATCCGCCCGATGCAGTCGAAGGCGGGCGTCTACCTCGCTGACAACGGTGTTATCCGCGCGATGTTCGAACAGAAGGGAAACCGCATCACCGTTGAATCGAGCGGGCGTTTCGTAACGTGGCATCCCGAGTCCATGCGCTATGTGGATCGCGATACGCTTGACGAGGACTTGATCTATACGGTGCAGGAGGTTCCGCTCGAGGTACGCGGCCACACCGCCCGCATCAATCGACCAATGCCGGATGTCGACGATCTCTTCATCGTATCGGGCGACAGACTCAAGCACCAAATCGTAGTCCAAGGGTTCCAGCCGGACGCCGCGCCATGGTTCGGTGAGAACGTCGACTTCGCGCTCGGCGGCACGCTCACGTTCGACATGGACCTCGCGGTTCGCGCCGATGGTATAACTCTCGTAGGCGGATTCGAGACGTCGGGCGCGATCGAACTTTGCGATGCTGCAGGGAACATCGTGTTCTCGCTGCCGCCGATTGTCGTCGGTGACTCCGCGTTCCCGACGCGCGCCGAGACTGGCGGCAAGTATCGCACGACCGGCGTGACTCGCGGCGATTGGTTCGATACTGACGAAGGTCGCGTTTTTGTCGAGAGTGAGGACGGTTCGGTCGCGGTACTCCCTTTTGACATCATCGTCGACAACTCGTGGATGACGTCTGACGATCGCGCGTATCCGGTTATCATCGACCCTACCGTAGTAGCCAGCGGATCAAACGATACTTCGGGCAACGGCGGACGGAAGATCGTGCGCCTGAGCAACGGATGGATCGTGGCGACCGCATTCCGTAGCGGAACGCAATACTTCTACGTATCGAAAGACAACGCCGCGACATGGTCGCTACTCTGCTACCTGACCGTAAAAGAGGCTGGCGCGGCGATCGCAAGCGTTGGGACGACCATTTACATCTTGTATAAACCTAACACCTCGCCCGACGGAACCGTTTTCTGCAACAAGTTCGATGCGACGACAGTGAGTAACACGGACCCACTCCCGAATAGTACGACTCAAATCGAACCGGCGTTTTCGGGGACGAGTGTTCTAGGGAACATGTCGCTCGCCACTGACGGCGCAGGCGTTCTTCACGCCGCTTGGATCGCCGCAACCCCCACGTACACGAACAACAATCTCCGCTATTCGAAATCTACCGACGGCGGCGTGACGTGGTCGGCACCCACTGCGATCACCAGTACGATGAATGGCGCGGAATCCTACGCGAACCCCGCCATCGTAATCAAGTCGACAAACGCGCCGCTCATCGTATGTCAAGCGCTGTTTCCGGGTGACGCGAACGCGGCGGGGGCCTCGTCTATCCTAGCGTTCTCTCTGTCAGGCTCGACGTGGACGTCTTCCATCGTTCAAACCGCGAGCGACCAAGCACCTCAGCGTTATCCTACCGCGACGGTCGACGCAAATGGCGTGATTGACGTCTACTGGACGAACATTCCGGCAGGCTCGAGTATCGGCCGCATTCGCTGGGCGCGCTCTGTCGACGGCGGCTCGACTTGGACATCACAACAGGACATCGTTACCAACGCTACCTACTCGCAAAGTTTGCCGTCCGCAACGCTGGACCCGAACACCGGCGACAAGTACGTTCTGTTTCAAGGGAGGACGTCCGGCACGTACGATCAAGTACGCCGAGTCAAATACACTGCCGCTACCTCGACATGGGGCGCGGCTACCGATATGACCACCAACACGACGGGCCACGCGCAGAATCCGGCGGTGCTATGGTCGATGTTCAACATGAATTCTTCGGATGCCGTGCGCTGGATTTATACGGACGCGCAGGCGGTATCGACGAAGTTCGATTCGTTCTCGATCAACGTCCCGCCGCTTGCGCCATCCGCGCTGACCCGCGCCAATTTCGACAAGACGACCAGCGCCGTGTTTTCGTGGACATTCAATGACACGACCGGCGATACGCAGTCCGCGTATGAACTCGAAATCTACGACACCGCCGCACCGAGCACGCCCGTCGTCAAGGTCGCTAAGACCGGCTCGACCGTCTCCTCGCATACACTCGCCGCCAATACGCTCACCAACGGCATTACGTACCAATGGCGCGTACTGACGTATGACGCGGCGGGATTCGCATCCCCGTGGAGCGCATACTCGACGTTCAAATGCTCGGCGGCTCCGACAGTCACGGCGGTTGCGCCCGCGTCGATCTCGTCCGACTCGTACACGTTCGGCGGCACCTACTCGCAGGGCGCAGGGTCCACGCAAACGTCGTTCCAGTTCAAACTGTACGACGCAGCAGGTACGACGATTCTCCAAGACAGCGGCACAATCCTTTCGAAAACGAACGCCTACACTTTCGCAGGGCTGGCGAACAATACGACGTATCAGGTCGAGTTCACGGCGACGTCGCAAGACGGGGTATCGGCTACCAGCGCCAAGAAGACGTTCAGCGTCGCGTATACGCCGCCGTTTACGCCGGTAGTCACTGCGACTAGCGACGGGGCGAACGCGCGGAACACCGTGACGTTTTCGAATCCCGTTACCACGACGAATCTTCTGCGGAACTCTGGCGCTGAAGTCGCGACAGGCACAGCGCAGGTGTTCAACGACAACTTGACGAGCGGGGCAGCGTGGGCGGTGCGTGCAGGTGATGCGTTTTCGTTTGCCGCAGGTGGCGCGACGATCGGTACGGCAGGATCGCGAATGTCGGCGGGGAATGCTGTTTGGGTTCCGTTGACGGGATCTGGCGGGCAGAATCTTGCATTGACCGCGCAGGTCACTCTCACGACTAACTCGTCCAATGGGTTCCAGTACCTTGCTTTATCCGCAACGGCCGACCTCTCGAGTTGCTACCGCGCATACTTGACGGCAACGGCGTTCCGCATCGAGAAAGTCGTGCCGGGATCGACATCGATTCTAGGCACTCCGGCTGTGGTCACGACGACGGCAAGCACAGTCTACACCATCACGTTGTCGCGAGACACAACCGGTCAGCTCACCGCGAAGTTGTACAGCGGATCGACATCTACAGGGACGCCGCTTCAAACGATCACCGTAACGGACACCGCTTTGTCGGGAGGCTTTCTGATCGGTGTAGGCGGCGACGCCGGGGTTGTGTTCAAGGACGCAAGTGTTTCGGCTCCAATGGCTGACTCGTGGGCGGTTTACACATCACAGGGCGCGGCTGCAATCGCGCTCGACACGGATGCCAAGATCGGGACATACGCGATCTCAACGCAGATCGCCAATGTCGCGACCAGTCACGGAATCCAGTCGGGATTTTTGCCGGTTAGCGCAGGTGTCCAGTACACCGCGTCGATCTGGATCAAAGGTACGGCAGGTAAAACCGTCACCCTGCGTATGCAAGCGTACAACGGCGCGAGCTACCTAACCGACCTGACCAGCCCGACGGTGACGTTGACTGGAGCGTGGCAGCAGGCGACCTGTACGGCGATTATGCCCGCGACCACCACGCAGGTCAAGTTGCAGGTCCGTCAAGCCACGACCGGTAACTTCGCGTTCAAGATCGACGCAGGGCAGGTCGAAACAGGTGCGGCATTCACGACCTACGTCCGAAACGACAACGTCTCGCAATCCGCGTCGAACGCTCCGACCGTCACGCGCAATGACGTCTATCGCCGCAAGTTGGGCGAGACTACATGGCGCTTGGTCGCAGCCTCGGCGACCTCGCCATATGTCGACTATCTAGCGCCCGCCGGAACGTATGAGTACGCAGTAGCGGCGATATCGGCGAGCGGATCGGTATCGGCGTATGGGACCGCGCAGACGGCGCTATCCTTCTCCGGTAGCTGGTTGATCGACGAGTCTGCCGTGACAGCGCCGATCGTGTTCCAGTACAACAGCGAAGGGAACTCGATTGACTTCACGCAGAATACGACGGAGCTGCGAACCAAGGCCACATTGCCGCGCCTGCGCCGTGAGATCACGAAAAACCACGCAGGGACGCTCGCTGGCTCGTTCTTCTCGTCAGACACCGACCTCTTGGCGCTTCTCACGCGTCTGGAGACGATGGCGAGCGCCGGAACTGTCTACCTACTGAAAACGCCGATCGGACGGGTGTTCGGGGTCGCGCTAAGAGACTTGCATACCGAAGAGACGTTCAGCGGCCGCGTTCTCGACGTTTCGCTGAAATGGACGGAGGTGAAGGCCGTTTGATTACGGCAACAGACGCATTCAAGGCGGTCATGACGGGCGAGGTGGCGACACTTTACGCCCGTTTTGATTTGCTCGATAAGAGCGAGAATTTCCTCGAGACGTATACAGCGCCAATCAAGGACGGATCAATCTCGGTTGACAAGACCGGTGACAACGCACCCCGCCGCCAGTTCAGCGTGACGCTCGACAACAGCGACGGTACGTTCACATGGTCGGTCGGCGGCCGCATCTGGCTCGACAAGCGTGTCAAATTCTACGTTGGTTTCGAAACGTCTTCGGGGGTCATCGACTGGCTCCCGCAAGGCGTTTTTTTAATCGACGCACCGACCGCTTCGTCCACGCCAGACAGCGCAGAGGCGCGGATCTCCGGCGGCGACAAGTGGAAGACGTTAGATGGTGCGCCCCTCGGCAAGTTCGCCGACGCTACGATTATCCAAGCCGTCACCGCACCGCTCGTGTCCGACGTGATTCGCCTGATTGCGGGAGGTGTCGGCGAAACGAAGTTCGCGTTTGACTCGTGTACTGTGGCGGTTCCATACGACCTGACGTACCAGCAGGGCGAAGCTCGCGGGAAGGCGATCAAGGAACTCGCGGATCTCGCAGTCTATGACGTCTACTACGACGTAAACGGGTTCCTGCGCTTCACGCCGAAACTAGCGGATATGACGACTGCTGCGCCTTGCTGGACGTATGACGCCGGTGACGCCCGTACGATCTACGCCAGTAGCGATAAAACGCTCGACGTCGGCGAGTTCTTCAACAAGGTCGTCGTGCGCGGTAAAGACGTTTCGGCGGTCGCCGCCAGTACCGACCCTTCCGATCCTCTTTCGACTGTGAACGTAGGGGAGCGCATCTGCCATTACAACAATGGCGCAGATGACCCCTTGATTACGACGTTCGCCCTCGCACAGGCCCGCGCTGACTACGAGCTTCAGCAGCGCCGCCGCGTCATTGAGCGCCAAACAATCGAATTGCTGCCGAACTATCTACACGAGGCTGGCGACGTCATCACGATCATCGAGCCTGAGACGAGCACCCGCGACAACTATGAGCTGTTGCGGTTCGATATTCCGCTAAGTGGATCGCAATTCATGCGTGCTGAAGCGCAGCGCGTCCGAAAGGTGGCTTGACTATGGAACCGAATCAGAAGCGGCACATTTCCGGCGTAGAGGCGCTTGTGCGGCGCGTGCTCGACGAGGAACGCGTACGGAACGAACTCGCCAATCGCGACGGCGTTGTTACCGCAATCGCAGGTGACGGAAAGACCGCTACCGTGAAACTCAGCGGCGATACGACCGCGACGCCTAACGTCGGTATTCCAAAACACGTCGCCGGAACACTCGCGGTGAACGATCGCGTGCGAGTGCAGACGTATAGCCCGCGCGATATGTGGATCCTGTTCGTAAAGCCATAAACGAGAGAGGAGGTGGTAGCGATAGAAGAGGCAACCTTGATAAAGTACGCCGCCGAGTACGGATTGTTTGCGATTCTTTTCGTTGCACTGTTTATCTGGACTCTACGCGAAAACAAGCGTCGCGAGGAGGGGTACGTGTCCGTCATCAACAAGCTCGCCGACGAGATCATCCCGGAACTGCGCGGACTGACCGCGAAAGTTGACGGTATCTTAAAAAAAACCGACTAATGTAACGCGGCTGGTCGGTTTTGTAATCACGAAATTAACGATGAAGGGACGATGATCACGTTGACCTACACGCTTACCCAATCATTCATCACGCTCGCCGCCAACCGCTCGTACCAGAAACGCCGCGAGACGCAGTTCCTCGTCCTCCACGAGACTGTATCGCAGGCAACTGCAGCACGCCAGATCGCGTACTTCAACGGCGGTGATCGCGGTGCGAACGCGCACGGCTTCATCGACTGGACAGGCGTAATCCAAACGCTCCCTTTCGATGAGGTCGGCTGGCACGTCGGCCCGAAGGCAAACGGCTTCACCGAAGGTTACGAACTATGCCACGCCGGAAACGCGGCCGACTTCGCCGCCGAATGGGCGATTGCCACGCAGTTCTTCGCCGACCGATGCCGTGCATACGGGTTCGGAGCTGAACGAATCCTCTCGCATCACGAGATCACGAAACGCTACGGCGGAACCGACCACACCGATCCCGACGACTACTTCGCCACATACGGCAAGACTGTCGATGACTTTCGCCACGACGTCGCGAAGCTTCTCGCAAACCAAACGAATGGAGACGATGACATGACGAACGATGAACGCCAACTCCTGCAAGACCTCGCCGCACTCCGCCCGCAACCGATGCCTGACTGGTTTGCGCCGGTTGCCGCCAAACTCTCGAAGCTCGGCGCACAGTGGAGCGGTACCAAGTCGCCTGTCGTATACGAGGCGCTGGCAATCGTTGACCGCGCCGGTGTCTTCGACGATGCGCTGAAGGCTCGCGCTGGAAAGGCGGTGAAGTAACGATGGCCGTAAACCGCAATCTCGTGCTGCTGATTATCGCCGTGCTGACCGGTGCGAAACCGCTTCTCGCTGCCCTCGGCTGGCACGTATTCGACGACAACGAAACCGAGGCGATCGCGAACGGAGTTGGCGCACTGGTGGCACTGGTATCCGCGTTGCTGACGAACGTAAAAGCGATCAAGAACACGCCCACATCATAACACTTTCGCCCTCAGCGCCTAGCCGCGTTGGGGGCGCTATTTTTGTTTCGGCCTCTTCGGTTTCAGCTTGATCCCCGCACGCTGCGCCGCTCCAACGATCTTGTGCGACAGATCGCGCAACTCCTCCGGTGTCCACTCACGACCTCCGATATCGTAATTTCCTCTCGCGTTCTTCTTCGGTGCATTCTTCGCCATTCCCAATCGACTCCTCTCGTAATCTCGCATTCTACATACGAGTTTTGCCAAACATCCGAAAGGTTAAACACGCGCCAACGTGCTCGATTGTCCGTACGAAGCCCGCGACACCGTCGAAGTGTCGTAAAGCGTTCTGACTCGCCTACCCTATCGCATACACTCGAATATCCTCGCGACACTCCGACATCGTCGCGAACCTAATTTCGAGAGTGGAGGCGGTTTTAGCGATGAGAAGAAGCGGGGGAGAGGCGCACAAAAATCGCAAGACAAGAAGCGATAAGACGACGGAGATCCGCTCAACGATTCTAGCGACCGACTGCGAAATGATTTCGATGCTCGCGTTCATCTGCGGCAAGCCGATCAAGGACGTTGTCCAAGCGCTGGTCCTCGAAGGTCTCGCATCGGCGGACATCGAGCGCGCGGTTTCGGCGTATTTCTGCCGTCCGATCACGCTGACCAACGCAGCCTATTTCGGAAACGCGCGGGGTTCGGCCTACAAGCCGATGTTTGGATCGCCGACAGAGCGCCCAAGCGGGCGTTATCTCGCGCCGGTCATCGACATCCTCGACGGATATGCGTTCGCACTGAAATGCTCACGATCGGCTGCGCACGGACTCGTCCTGACAACTACGCTACACAGCCGCAAACACGTTCTGCGCCTCGTCACGAAATCGGCCGCAGCGGAACTCACGCCAGATCGCAGACGGACTCTTGCCACGTTGCTACGCGCAATCGAAGCGGAGAACGACGCGGGATTCCACATATCGGTGAGCGCGCTGGTGGCGTATCTGGCGGAAGAATGCGCAAACTCGCTAGTGACGGTCAAGGATGCGGTCGGGCGCTACCTCGGCGCACCGGTTGCGGAGGAGACGCAAGAGCCACGGTACCAGTCGGTCGATACACGCAGATACCCGTTGCAGAACGAGTTCCGCGTCAGCCTGCCGTCGTTGTCGAAAGGGGAGCGGTAGAGGAGACGACGATACGGACCGGTTGCTGCGCTAATTCCGCAATTGTTCTCGCGTATGTCTCCAACCAACCGCGCTCCATCTCCGTATCTACTGCCACGATCAACTTTCCGTCAACCTCCGCGACCCCGCGTGACTGCGACCACCAGCGCTGATATGCGCTTGGCGAGACTTGCACGGCGGCAGCGGAAAGGACATCGATCCATTTTGCGCGCGCGGTGTGGTGCGTTTCGGAACGTAGGGTTTCGGCGATGAGCGCATCCTCGCGGTCGTCTGCGGATGGTTGCACGACAGGTTCGTCCGCTTGCGGATCTGATTCGAGTGCGGCGGCTTTCATACGCAGGAGTTCGTCAAGCGCGTCGGTGCTTACGTTTGGGACGGCAGACTTCTGTGCAAACTGGCGGATAGGGGCGTTCTCCGCGTTCTGCTGGCGCACCGCCTCGTTCTCTTCCAACCGGCGGAAAATGCGGATGAGCGCGCCCTTAAAGAACGAGCGGAAGTTGCGGACCGGTTCGCCCTTCTCGTCTTTGTACTGCTTGCTGACGATCGCGTCGGTGAGTGCGCCACAAGCGAAAACAGCGTCGACCTTCTCGCCGAGTACTCGGAACCCTTCGACCGCAGCTCGCCAAAGTGCGGTAACTTCAACCGGATCGCCGAAGTAGAGATGTGCGTGATAGGCGAAGTTTCTCGGGATGTAGCTCGGAATAAAAGTCATCGAATCAAATTTCGAATCGCAGTCGCGGACGTCGTTTACGATTACCTCTGTAGGTTTTGGTGTAGCAGAAGAGTGTGAAAGATCTAAAAGCGTATATGGGGTGACAGGGGAGGGTGACAACCCTCCTGACAATTCGTTCTGAAAAACGTACACGGTCGACGCCTGTGCGCCGTTCTCGTGCCACCGAAGCTCCTCGCGAATCAGGCCGCAGTCAACCGCGAAGTCTATCGCTCGCTGGACGGTTCGCGTGCTGCAACCGACGGCCGCCGCGATCGTGCGCACCTTTGCGTTGCATACACCGACGACCTTGACGGCGCGAGTCTGCATGTATTCGAGAACCTTGCGACGGGTGTCGCTGAGTTGGTGCTTGGACAGCGTGAAGAAACGTTGGAGATGCGCATCCATCGCCTCGACTGACGGGAACGACTGGAGATGCGCCACTTGTTCGATAGTAGCCATAACGGAATAAGCCTCCTCGTGGATATACGTAGTCGTCGGAGATCTCGCGCTAATGGGCGGTGTTGTCCGAGATACGCAAAAGAGCCGATCCGCACGATTACCGTCAGAAGGACGTAGTCGCACAAGATCGGCTCTAATCCAACGAGAAGGCTCGTTAAATGTGCCGTAACCCCTTGATTATAAGCCGGAATTTGGCTACAATAAGGGTAACAGTTTGATGTCTTGTGCACCGCTTCTTTCGACGGTTTCGGTGCAACCACGGGGTTCCTCTTGGCGGAGGAACCCTTTTTCATGTTCTGTTGGCGCAAAACACGAAGTGCGTGGTCTGAACGTACTCTATGTAATTTTGGTGATAGTCGAATTTTGGTAGATTGTATTGCTTCTACATTACCACGAGCTGTGGATATCCGCAAGGGAATGCGAATATCGAGACGGCGATTAAAATTGAGTTGTGGATAACATCGACTTTATCCACAAAATCCACAAGATACGCCAAAAACTCCAACCAATGAAGTTCTATATAAAAGTGCCATATTGAGAACGCGTATACTATTGCCAAATCCGCCCAACCGCGCTATGATGTACTTATCACCCGCAGTTTTATATAAAACCGCATACAAAAACGGAGGTTTTCGACTCATGACGAAATTGGCGATGGGTATCGATCACGGCAACGGCTATGTAAAGGCGATTTCCAAACATGCGACGATTCTGCGCCCTAGCGAGTACGCGCTTCCGGGCGATGTCCCGCAAGAAGTAATCGCGATCGGGGGCGGCACCGGCTCGCCGTCCCTGCGTACCTATAAAGTTGGGCGCACCAACGAGTCTATCGTGTGGGGCGACGAGATCCACAAGGTAGCGAACCCGATCGCCACACTCGCGACAGTTGACCGCTACAAACAACGTGAATATCAAATCCTCTCCGAGGCGATTCTGGCTGCGCTCGCGCCGGACGGTATCGTTGAGGTTCGCATCATCACTGGCGTTCCTTCTAACGAGATCAAAACTCCGCTTGAGAACGATATCATCGCGGTTTACAAGGGAGCGCACTACATCGACGTCGAGGGCGGCCAGAAGATGCTCAACGTGACCGACGTTCAGGTACTGCCGCAGCCGCTTGGCTCCGTATTGGCGTGCTACCTCGACGAAGACGGGTATGTCGCCGATGATTCTTACGAGTTTGGCTATATTGGCGTAATCGACATCGGATCCGGAACGACGGACATTGACGGCATAAAGGAACTCTTGCGCGAACCACTTGACACTGATACGTTTGATCTCGGCATCAACACGGTCTATCAAGAAATCGCGAACTGGCTTAACGCGAAGGACGCGGCAATCAAAGCGTCTGCCCCGCGCGTCAAGAAACAGCTCGCCGGTACCAACGCCATTCGCTATATCGTAAACAACAACTACAAGGTCGACATCACCGAGATTGTCGATACGGCGTTCCGTAACCTCGCAGGTCGCGTCAAAACGGCAATCAACGCCCGCTGGAAGGATCGCGCCAAGTTCGATAAGATCCTGCTGACCGGCGGCGGTGCAGCAATCCCGCAAATCGTCGAGGTTCTCCGCGGGTGGCACCCGGATATCGTCGTTGTTGAGAACGCACAAGAAGCGAACGCGGTCGGATTCTATCGCTACGGGCTGTTCTTGGGGCGTGCAGAATCGCCAGTTACGGCGGAGTAGACGCTATGGCCGACAAGATCCAGCAGTTGCCGCTCGACCTCGACCTCGACCGCGACATTATCGATTGGATCGCCAGCAAGCCGCGCAATCGGCGAAACGAAACGCTGCGCCGCGCGATCCGCGATTACATGGCGCGCGAGCGCGGCGAGGTTGTGTCGCCTCCGGTAGTCGTTGTGCCCGATGAAAAGCCGCCAGAGAAGCGTAGAGAGCCGTCCATGCGCCTATTAGGACTCTCGCAAAGATAGGAGGTGTCGTCGTGAACGATTACGTGCGCATGGAACTCGCCAAGTACGATATCGCCCGCCGCAAGATGTATCGCGAGGAATCGGTCCAAACGATGCCGCGCTCACCGCGCTACGACGTACGCCTCCTCGAAGTAATGCCGCAGGAGTTCGCCGATGCCGCCTTCCGACTGTTTCCGTATGAGCACATGATTCGCGACCTCTTCGATCGCTGCATCATCTTCTCACGAAACACGAAGATCCAGCTCGATATGGACGCGATGCTCCGCGCACTCATCACGTTCCGCCGCGAAGTCTACCACGGCGACATTCAGGCGAGTCTCCTCGGCTATTTCTACACGGCGCTGGCGTCAGAACACGAGATGGCCGCTTATACCCGCGAGGAGCGCGACGATGAAATCGAGTGGCGCGTGGAATCGATGCGAGGAGACACGCCGGATACGCACACCTCGCGCTATAAGTCCGATCCGAACGCGCTGGAATATCGCACTAACGATGCAGACTTCGTAAATATGCGCGATATGACAATCGAGGATGTCCGTGTTGTGCCGCCTGAGCTGCGCGCTGACGGGATGATCGAGGAGCATCGAAAGGACTTCGATGATACGTTCTATGCGATGTTTCCCGATGTCCCGCGACTGGTGGCGAAGAAGGACGATGCTGTTCGGAAGAAGGCGCGGCGTCGCGGGGTAGATGTGGGGGATCGGATCAAGGTGCGCAGGGATGGCGTATACGTTGATGCGGATTGCTTGGAGTTGCGGCGGGAAGGCGTGGTGGCGCGCCATTACATCGGCGGAGAAGCGTTTGAATCGCTTTTCGAGTGGCAGTTTGTGCGGCGAGTATGAACTAGGAGGAAGAGGAGCGATGAAGAACGATCCACGCGAGGAGTACGAAGTTATCTACCACTCCGTTAGAAACGGTTGGAATTTCGTAACTACTACGACGAAATACGATGTAGTGGCTACTGTGACGAAAGAAATATATCCGCCTGAGGGACACCCGCGATCCGATACGATCACGCTAACCCCTATGGAATGGCGCGAGATCGGTAAACGTATGGGCTGGAAACTCGAAGATTAATCCGCCAACTCCGCGCATATAATCGCCTGTACGATTTCACAACGGGAGTGATCGATATGTTCGACGTTGACGCAACACTGACGCTATTCTCCGACCAGTTAGCCTACCTCCGCACACTTCGCGAGTGCCACGCCATTACCGAAATCGAACGAATGAAACACGCACGGGCGCTGCTGGACGCTACACGCGCCGTTGCGGTGCTAGCGAGGGATAACAGTGCGGACGAAGGTGAACGCCTCGTGGCGGGGCTACAGGCGCGGTTCTGCGAGGATGAATCGAAAGGCGCGGAGGTTTTCGTGCGTGATCGGGCGAGTGGCGGGTTTGCGCCGGGGTATCTCGGATGAGCGGATTCGATAAGGTGCGCGACGCTGGGCTGGTGCAGATGCGTGTGCTTTTCAACACCGCAGAAGAGTCGCTCAAGGTAATCGCCGAAGTGCTCGCGGATTTCCCGGAAGCTAACGCCGACCTAGCGACCGTGGAGGCAGCGCTGCGCACCGGTCGGGCGCTGGCGATCGATGACGAGAAAGAGGCGCTGGCGGCGCATGAGCGCTTCTTGGCGAAGTTTAAGGACGAGAGTGACGAATAGCCTATAGCACGATGTCGGAAGCACGACGCCTCACAACGCGGACAGATCGCGCAGGACTGGCGAGGATAACCGCGAAGGGAGGCGTCTTTTATTGGGACGTATTAGCGCGAATTTAACGAAGAAGTAAAGGCGGATCGCGCTCAGATGCGCTATAATGAGCGTGGGGAATGATAACACGTTAAATGGGGGAATGGAACGATGATGACGAAAATGAAACGATGGATGGCGGGGATCGCGCTGGTGGCGCTAGTGGCGGCCGGTGGCGTAGAGGTTGCGAAGGTATCCGAGTATCAACCGCCGCTTCCGGGTGCGTACCAGAGCGATAAAGTAGCTGATTGGCAACCACCGCTTCCCGGATCATATACAGTATAAAAGGGAGAATCAAAAAAACCACGTCCATAGCGGATCGTGGTTTTTATAATTTTAGAACAAGGCTATCTGGCCTATGGTTAACGATCATATACTCACGCATTAGTTCGAACCCCAACACTTTTTGGAAAGGGGCATTATCGAGAGCGGTGAGTGCGTCAGTAATACTCTTGTTGAAACCGCTAAGATTTCCCTCTTTGTAGGAGCACCATGCAAGGACTCTATGTGCTCTTGCCATTGTGGCGGGATCTGCCCCTTTTTTGATTAAGTATTCGCAATTTTCGACCGCAACAGGAAAGTGCGACCGGGCTTCAGCGATTTGAGCTAAAAGTAAAATAGTTTCAGATGTGTCGTCCCACGGAAGAGATGAGAAGTTATCCAGATTTCGAATGTTCTCAACTAGTTCGGTTGCGTACTGAATGTCGCCTTTTTTGAAGTACAAGCGAGCAATATTATTTTTCATACGCAACACATTTCGACCATCGCTTATATCCTCGAATTGTGCGAGTGCAATGTTAAGAAAACGTAGAGCGTCCTCAAACGAACCAGTCGAGGCTGAAGCAATTCCACGCAAGTAGTTATTGTTGGCGCGAACTCGATCCCTTTGCGTCTCCTCAATGAACTCGATATTGCCTTCTACACGCATCGCAAAGGAAATTGCTTCATCCACCTCCCCGATAGCCGATAGTGCGGTAGCTAGTGACACGTACAGTTGTGTTTTGAAAGTGTCATCAGGAAACCCAGTTTCACGCAGGCGCGTGTCAATTTGTCGAAATAGTTCTATAGCATGTCCATATTCTGATTTATAGAAATCTATACTCGCTATTTCGTAGGTAGCCTTGCACCATCGGTATACTTCGGAGCAGAGTGAATAGGCTGATTGCGCATCGTAAGCGTGTCGATAGGCGGAAGAGTAATCTCCTTTTTTACGAAGCATACGAGCTGATAACGTGAATAAATCACCTGCGTGAACGGATCGTCGGTCAGTCGCAAGACAACGCTCAATTTCGGCTGCTCGCGAAATCATCAACGCCAAGTCATGCTCATTCGATTCGAAGTCGACTTGCAGTTGTGCGATTCGAACGGTTAGTGGGATGTTGTCATCGCCAGTTTGTTCCGTTGTCGGTAGCATTAAGGCCGCAGCGATACTACGGACGTGCTCGTCAGAGACATTTGTAGCCGTGCCGGCCTCAATCTGTGCAATATAACTTCGTGATACCCCCGCGAGATCAGCGAGTTGTTTCTGTGACAAGTTTAATTCCTTTCGTCTAACTTTAATCTGATCGCCAGTTAAGTGCATAATTAGGCACCTCCCATCTATCTGTATTATACTGCAGTAGTATATTAAGGGTCAAATCACTTCTTATGCGATCTTACAATTGCTATAAAAGGCTCTACTAACTCAGGAGGAATATCCATCACGATAGGGCCAGATCGCAAGAATCCCATCGACGATGTTTGCTCAACTTCAATCAACTCCGAGACAGGAACTCCAAGTGCTCTTGCAAAATCGGTTAATAGAGACATAGAGGGCTTCTCTCTACCTTGCTCTATTCTATATAGCACTTGCATGTGTGTCCCGACACGTTCTGCTAATTCACCACCTGTCCACCCAATGACCTCTCGTAATTTCCGAATCTCCTCACCTTTGACGCGAAAGTTCCCCATGTTATCAACCTCTTTCCAAAAACGTCTAATAGTAAAACTATATCACGTGCGTCTTTATTCTTACATTGTATGAATCTAGTATAATACGATTGACACTCGTAGAAGTTTCCAAGTATTCTAGTAATAAGGAGTATTGTGAACTTGTTTCGACATGTTTCGCTATTGCTCGAATATTTCCGATACTGTATTATTAGTCTATCAATAGTAATAGTTAAACGAAATATCGTTTTACATAGTGCGTTGGCGCGTTGCTAGTAAAACGAAAAAAGGACACGGTTGCACCCGCGCCCTTTGCTGTTGTGAAACGTGCTTGGCGGCACGATCACGAATCTTTAGTTGGTTGGGACACACGGTAATTCTCGGGCGATTGGCTCCGCCCTGAGACGCTGCGCATCGATTTGGCGATCGGTTGCGAGGCTCACGTAACAGGTATCTCGATGGTGAGGCGATGTCTGGCCATTTTATTCTAGTTGTGTTAAGTCAAATGTACAACGGACTGACACTGAATGTCAATGGCGTGACACTACTTACATCTTACGATAGTTGCCGATTGCATTAAAGCGAACTAACGTTCTATTTTCAAATAATCGGTCTAACTTTCGCAAGAGTCGCCTCCTTTCGAGAAATGGGAATTAGTTACCATTCCGAAAATCAGGAGATGATCCCGAATGAAAAACGCAAACTCTGCAACGATCACCGCTCTGGCACTCGCAGCAAATCGCGGCCTCACACGTTCCGATGATTCTCAGTTTAACCGGCTCATCGCGAAGTTAGACGAGCATAAGGCGAAAACGTTCGCAACCTTCTCGAAATTCAAATCGCTTGATCCGTGCGACATCGAATCCGCTTATCTCGAGGCTGTCTGGAACGAGGTCCGCCGATACACTTCCGCTGACAAGGGACCGTTCATCAAAGTACTTACCCGCGCAGTCACTTCGCGAGTCTACGATCTCCTCGACAAAGGGAAGAAGGATCGTGAGCACTCGGAGTCGCTCGACGGCCGCGTAGAGGCGATCGGCGACGCAGCCCTCCCGTTTGAAGCTTCAGAGGAGCGTCTGTTCGAACTTCGCGAGGAAGTTCGTGAGCACTTCACCGGCGTATCCGCACGCAATCCCGGTCTTACCGCCGAGCAAAGAGCGCTCTATCGTACGGATGCGGATCTCGAACTCTCATCGCGTGAAGTCGTGAACCTAGCGCCTGAGCTGTTCAAGAACCACCAACAGTATCTGCGTGAAAAATCGAAGCACACGAGCCGCGTGGCGCGATAGGGAGGATACGACAATGAGCGAAAAGATCACGATGATTCCGATAGAGCAACTGAAAGAGCACCCGCGCAACTTTTTCCGCACACTTGACGAAGAGGAACTCGGTGAATTGGCGGGAAGTATCGAGTCTCTCGGGATGCAACATCCGGTTGTCGTAATCCGCGACGGCGTGTCCTTCACGATCATCTCTGGACACCAGCGTACGAGAGCGGCGCGTATTCTTGAGTGGGACGAGGTTCCGTGCATTATTCGAGAGTTCCGTGATGCGAGTGAGGCCGAGGAAGCGCTGATCGACGCGAACACGCGGACTAGGACGCTTACCCATATGGAAATGGCGAAGGCGATTCGACGCAAGAAGCAATTGATCGGAAACCGTCAGGGGAAACGCTCGGATCTCGACACGACTCCTGATAATAATTCACAGGAGTTAAAAGGGAATACGCGAGACATCGTCGCTAATGAGGTGGGCGTATCCGGCTCTATGGTAGATAAACTGGACAAACTCAACGAACTCATCCGCCCGCTCGAACTCATGGTCGAGAAAGGCGAACTCAACGCAACCGCTGCGTACGAGTTCGCTTGTCTCTCGCCTGAAGCGCAGCAACGCGCCTATGACGGTATCCGCGAGTACACGAAGAAAGTCACCGTCGCCGAGGCGAAGAAGATCCGCGCCGAAATGGACGACAAAGTAAAGACCGCACAAGACGCTGCATCGCGCAACGCCGCCACGATCGAGGATCTCACGCGCCAGCTCACGCAATCTCGCAACACAGTCGACGAGCTGAACCGCGACCTCACGATGGCGCGCCAGAAACCGGTAGGTGAGCGATCGCCCGAGGACGTGCAGCGCATCAAATACCTCGAAAGTGAACTTAACGACGCCAAGCGCATCGTACGCGAACTCAACGAGGAGATCGTCGAGAAGGGTAACGAGGTCAAGGAGAGGGATGCGAAAATTGACCGCCTCATCGACGAGAGATCGAATCTCAGCAATCAACTCGATAACGCCGCCAATGACGCCGAACGCGCGCGACTTCTCGAAGAAATCGAACGGAGGGACCTCGAGATCACCGAACTCCGTGAGTCTAGCGTCTTCATCGGAGGATCAATTCAGTTCGCTGGATACATCGCTCAGATCGCAACCTACACGGAACTTGCGAAAGACTGCAAGCGGCTATCGCGTGAAGGATACGAGCAGTATGTCGTCGCCATAGCGACTGGAATCGCGGCACTTACGGAGCTGCTCGAGCGTGTCGAGGAGTTGCGCCCGAATGACGTTGAACGGCGAGAGTTTCCGCGTTTCAAGCTTTTACCTGACCAAACGAATCTAGCGTAACCCCGGACAAGACCGTAGAGCGTTGACGAGTAAATGAACGAGTCCAAATCGCAAGACTACGGGAGGGTAAACGATGGAACAAATTCTACAGGTGATTGCCGCAATGCAGGCCGAAATCGAACGTCTCGGAGGCGACGTTGCACACGTTCGCCAGAACACATACTTCATGGATGCGAAACTCGAACGTTTTGAGAAAAACGCCAGCAAACGCCTCGATGCGAACGAGTCGGCGGTGCGAACCTTGGTCTACAAGAACGATGCGGCGCTCCGTATAGATCAGAAAACCGAGCGCGAGATCAGCAAACTCATCAACAAGCGAGTCTGCGAAGAACTCGGTCTTCCCGCGAGCGTAAAGAGCACTCTGTATGCCGAATTACGTACCGAGTTCGGTTGCGGAAACTCATATAAAAACCTTCTCGTGATCCATGTCGTGGAGGCGCGCCAGTTCATTCGTCAATGGCTTCCGAAGCTATCCTCGACACAGACGGTGGTTATCGAGCCGAAGCGCTGGGATCGGTTACGCGCAGGGAACATCAATTAGCGAAAGGGGGTGACAACAAATGCGAAAGTTTGAACCGCCGACCCCAAACGGATACCAACCGCCGATTCCTAACAAGCAAGACGTCTGTCCACCGCAGTTCTAAAATAAAAGAAAAACCCTCGCGGTTAGCGAAGGTCGTTCTTTTGGCGTACGGCGGCAACGGCCACCTGTAATGCTGCGGCGAACAGCGACAGGTTAATATCAACCGTTATCATCACGTTCTGTATTTCCAGTACCATGACTTAGCCACCTCCTTTCCAACGGCGGTAACTCTAATTTAGAGTCAGAATCCGCGCCATCTTTAGGAGAACCTAAAAGGGCCGTACACGGATAATAGCACGTATTAAAATTTTAATCAATAAGAGACGCGACGGCAAAAGCCTCAGCGTCTTTTTTATTGTCTTCGGACACCCGCGCCACCTCCCGCGAGTTCTCCTACGATACCCAAACGAGGAGGAACGCCCATGAACGAAATCAAGCGCATCATTTTCCATCCGCCGGTCTATTTCCGTGCCGAAGGTGGCGGCTATAACTACGACGAGCCGTTTAAGCTCGATCCCAACGCACGCGACACCATCGACCAACTCAACGATTACATCGCCGCTCATCGCATCACTCGCGCGCAGATCGTTTCGATCCAAGAGCATGACCGCGGTTCCATCGTTCTGTTCTACGAGGCAGGCGGTGAAGGCGCATGAAGCCGCCAATGTCGCGTTGTCCCGCATGTGACCGCCGGTTCAGCGATTGCACCTGCGCCGAAGAGGAGGCTGCGCTCCAGCGCCTGATCGAACTCGCGCTGACAGGTCGCCTGAAAGGGGTGCGTCTCGCATGACTCACGAACAAGCGCCAATCACCGGCAACCTGCGCGGCGGATGGACGCCTGTCTATCGCGAGGTGTGGACGCACTACCTGCCGGTCATCGGTAAGGATGCGCTGCTCTACTACCTGTATCTGCTCGACCGCCGCATGACGAACCCGAAGGACCCGCGTTTCGGGAAAGCGTGGCCGGGGCGCAATACCGTCGCGCAGACGCTCGGGATCGCGAAGAAAACGCTCGCGACGATTGATGCGAAGTTGGTGGGCGCGGGGCTGGTCGAGATCGAGCGCGTTCCGATCGGAGGCGGTCGTGTGAAGGTGCAATATACGGTCCATGACCCGTTATCGGCGGATGAAATCGACGTTGCGAAAATGACCGAGATGGTAGCGAGGGAAACCACACTGGTAGCCGAGGTTACCATTACTGGTAGCGTAGGAAACCCGATCAATAACTATATATCAAGATCTAAAGATCAAGACCTAGAAAAAGACATAGCGACTCCGTCGAAGGCAGCGACAGAAAAGAGTATCGCTGAGTATAAAGCGCCAGATATCACGAAGTACTTTTGCGCCAAATACAAGGAACGATATGGCGATGATTTCGTCATCAAGAACTACGCCGCTACTAACTCACAGGTCAAGTCGAAGTTACTCGCCAATTTTAGCGCAGAGAAGATCGTCGCCATGATCGACGTTGCCATCGAACGCTACGAATACAGCCGCTGGAAATCTCCGCAATACCCGCGCCCCACGGTCGCCTTCCTCGTCCAGTATGCCAATGATCTCGCCGCCCTTGTCGCCTCTCATACGCCTGAACCCGCCCCAGAGCCGCAACTAACGTATGCCGAACTCGCCGCGCTTGGTCGCCTGTGATCACGAACACGCGTACGCCTTCTGTACGCCCGTCTGACGCGTTATTCGCGGACATCCGACCAATGAGTGCCGAGATAGTCTACGAACGCACTGCGAGGCTACTAGACGCCATACAGCGCGACTTGCGATTGAGAGGATGATAGACGATGGAAAACGATATCAAAATTCTGGCGCTGCACCCGCGAGTGCTCCCGTATTATCGCCGGTTCGTCAGCGGCAACGTCGGTATCAGCGAAGACATGGCGGCGCGCAAGTTGACCCGGAACGTGATCATCGCGGATGAGGGCGGATATGTGAAATCGCGCGAAGCGGGCAAGGCGAAGTACCAATACGGCAATCTCGAAATCCTCGTCGTCGGAGATACCATCGTTTGGATTCGCCAGCACGAACAGACGGCGCGCGGCTGGCGCTTCAACAAGGCGCGGCACACCGAACTTAGCGTCGCCCTCGGCATCAAGGCGGAACCGGCGAAAGTGGTGGTTCGAACCGAGGCGGCCGATCTCGTGAAGTTGGGCGTCTATAACGGCAAATCCGCGCCGAACTCGATCTTCCAGCGAGTCCGCGATTTCTTTGCAGGGAAACGTAACCAATCCGAACAGGAGGCGATGTAACGATGGCGATGAAAACGGTGCAAGTAGGCGTTCACGTAATGGCAGATCCGACGATTGGCGGTGTGATGCGCGAGTATCGCGAGGTGGCGCGGAAGGCGGATGTCGGCGAATCGATTAAGATTACGGTTCCTCGTGATCACCGTGTCCGCGTCGGCGAGGTCTACGAGGTTATCGAAGTACGTAGCGACTGTGCCCTGTTCATCAAGCATCCGAAAGGTTGGAATTCAGAACACGGCGGGGCAAATATCTATCCGAGTAATTACGTCGTCCTCGAACCGACCGACGTCGTAGTCATCGACAACGCACGCTACCAACTCGCGGAATCCGGACGTGCGGCGCAGGAGGGCGAGAAGGTGCTCGTTGTTGATGCGAAACTTGCGTTCGATTACGCAAACGGCGATGTGATCGAGGTTATCGATCTCGACGAAGTTAAAGTAGCGTTTCGTGACCGTGCGGGGGATCGCAACTGTATGTGGCACTCCGAGTACCGCGCCCTCCTTCCGATTGCTGACGATAGCCAAGCGTCCGCTGACGAATCCGCGCCCACAGCCACGCTCCACACGAATCTCGGCGCAACCATCGAAGTCAGCGCAGGAGCCGCGGTGATTGCGCAACAGATCGACAGCATGCGCAAGGCGGAGTTCGATCGCGGCGTTGCGGAAGGTATCGCGATGGAGCGGGCGCGTCGCGAAGAGGATCGCCGCAAGCTAGCGCAGAAGCATTCGCGACTAGTTGAAAACGCGAAAACGGGTGGTGTATCCGACGAAAAAGTTTCGGAGCCGCCGAACACGCGCGCTGAAATCGTCGAGATGGCGAAGGTTGACGTTGAGCGCCTGCTCAAATCGGATGAACGGGAGGAGGTTAGCGTCAAATTCCGAATCAACCGAGAGTTCCGAACCGTTGTGGTAGAGACTCGCGATTTCATGGGTGACAAGGCACGGTTCTACGCGACATGTGCGCCCGGCGACGTGTTCAACGCTCACATCGGAATGGCGATTGCCCTGCGCCGCGCTCTCGGATTGGACGTGCCTCGCGAGTATCTGAACGCGCCGGAGCCGACGGAAGCGCAGGTTGGCGATGTGGTTGTAACCCGCTCCTCCAGCGGAGTTCACGAAATTACATCGAGGGACACGACGATTCGATTCCGAATGTACGGAGAGCCGTTCCTTGGGACATGGGGTTCAGGTTGGCTCGGAACGAAACAATTCACGGTTATCGACGACACCCGCGACGGCTACGTGTACGACGTCGAGAAGTGGCGCGCCGCACGAAGTAAGCACCGCGAGAAGGAGGCGAAGGTTGCGTGAACTACGAACGAATTCGCATTCGTGCGAGAGTGGACGATAACTGGGCGCTTACCGCGCTCGGTGCTTTCGTCGGGAAATACGCCCAATACGGGGGATATTACGAGGCGCTCGCGGATGAGGAAACGATCGAACGTCTGCGCCGTCATAACTGGGAGGTGTCGCCCGATGCCGTGTAACGGACAAGTAAACCCGCTTGACCGACCGCTCCAATTCGGCAACGCGGCGCAGATCGCGGAGATCAAGCGCCATGAACTCGAAAATGTCGTAGCGCCGATCCTGACGCGCAGCAAAATTTTGATGATCCTCGAATGGGCGGAAGCGAAGGCGAGTGTCGTCGACCTTTCTCCGCAGGAGCGCAACCTTGTCGAGATGTTCAGGGAGGCGTTGAAGCGATGAGCCTCGCAACTACTTGCGCCGCCCGCGCCGTCTGTCCGCTGGTTGGGCGCAACTGCAACGAGTCCTGTGTCGCCTACCGCGAGCTTCAGCGCCAGCTCACCGCATCTGCGATCCCGCCGCGCTATCAAACAGCGAGTGTATCCGAAGTCGCCGCGCTGTTGAAATCCGAGAACCGTGGCGCGTCCGAGTTTGTCGGCGGCTGGGGCGGCGATGTTCTCGAAAATGTCGCGGCTGGTCGCGGACTCTACCTCGTCAGCAAGACGACCGGTAACGGTAAGACGACGTCGGCGGGCGCGCTGGCTCGCGACTATATCGTACTCAGCGCCATGAAAACGGTGTGGGGCGACCTCCAGCCGGTCAATCGCCTGCTGGCGTACTTCCTCGACGTGCCGACGTTCCTCGACGACTGCAAGGTCATGTATGGCGACGAGGAGGCGAAGGCTCGTGTAGAGTTGATGATGCGACGGTCGCTGGAGGCGGATCTCCTCGTGCTTGACGACATCGGCGCAGGCAAGAACACGCAATCGGTGCTCGACAAACTCATGCGGATCATCAATGAGCGTCTGAACCGTGAAAAGTCGATCATCGCGACGTCGAACCTGCCGCTGGGCGAGTTGGAGGCGATGTTCTCCGCGCAGGATCCAACGCAGGGGAGGCGGATTGCTTCGCGGATTAGCGGTGCTTGCGTGACGGTGGCGTTCGGCGGCAGCGACAAGAGACGGAGAGGGGCGTGAGATTTATGGGGAGGTTCGTACTCGGGGTTTGGTTTACAGTGCTCGTTGGAGCGCTCATTCGCAATACGCTGGTTGGAGAGACGGTTTATGTGATGGCGCTAGCTCTTTTGCTGGCGGTAACTTGTTTCCTTACGGGCATCGGCGTGGGGATTGACGAAATTCAGAAGAGTATCGCTGTTGAAGAGAAGGAACGGGAAGATGCTTCGAAAAAGGCGGTGCAGATCATTTGAACACGCACCTAATCGAGTCTCAACTCATCTCGGTAGCCATCGACGCCAACGACCTCGCGTTCTTCTCGCGACTCGGCGTCACCCGCGAATGGTTCCGCTCTCTACCGCAAGCCTTCGACGCCTATAGCGACCATGTGGCGCGGTTCGATTCGGTCCCGACGGCGACGACGCTGTTGCGAACCGAGGCGGAGGGTGTCGACCACGACGGAAAGCGCGTTACGAAGTCGCTGGAGGCGTGGGGGCTCGACCTTGACGTCACCTACGAGGAGCCGTCGGTGCTGAAGCGCAAGTTGGCGGATGCGAACGCTAAGCGCGAGATTGAACAGCGGTTGCAGGCGCTCGACTCGACGCGTTTATCCGGTGCGGAGCTCGCGCAGGAAGTCGCTTCCATTGCTCGCGAAGTGGAGCGCAAGTGGGCGATTGGCGACGACATGAACACGAACTGGACGACGAACGGCGCGGCTCGCTTCAAAACATATGAGGAGCGCGAGAGCAACAAGTCGGCGCTCATACCGTCGGGCTTCCGTGAAATCAATCGTGCGCTGACGGGTAAGGATGACGGCGCGTTCGTAAAAGGCGACTACATCGTCCTCTACGGTATGCCGAAAGCGGCAAAGTCAACGCTGGCTCGCGCTGGAATCACGCTACCGGCGGCGCGCGTAGGCAACCGTGTCCTCGACTTGGCGCTGGAGAACGAGCGGTTCGAAATTGAGACGCTGCTGGATTCGATGGAGGCGGCGTACCAACATGCGCTCGGCGCGATTACTCTCGGCGGAGTTCACGTCGATGCCGGCTTCTCGCGGCGTAAAGTCGCGTACGGCTACATGACGGCGAGCGAGAAGGCGACCTACCGCGACTGGACGAACCGGTTCGCGACTGGCGGGGACCTCATCGGCTATGGCGACTACATCGTCAAGACGTTCGAGGACAGCGATATGGAGCGTGTGGATCTCCGCAAAATCGAATCGCTCATCGACGAACACAAGCCGGACGTCGTGCTCATCGACCAACTCTCGCTGTGTTCGTATCCGAAGACCGGCGAACAGAAAAACGGCGCTGGTGCTGAGGCGTTTAGTCGATCGCTCCGGCGCATGGCGACGCGCAAGCAAGTCGTTATCGTGCTCGTAGTGCAGGCGACATACGAGGATCGCAAAGAAGGCGAAGACGGCGTGATTCAGATCCGCGTCCCGTCGCTGGAGGACGTCAAATCGACCAAGGCGGTTATCGAGGATGGCGTGGTAACGTTCGGCGTCGACTCTCACGTTGACAAGACGACCAAGCTCGGCGACGCGGTGATCGGCGTTATGATGTCGCGTAAAGGTGGGGCGGGGACGGAAGTTCCGATCGTGTTCGCACCTGAGTACGGCGTGGTGCGGGCGTTTGATGACGAGGCGGCTCGCCAGATTGCGGCGGCGAAAGCGGAGGGGGCGTTCTGATGTTCGGATGGTTTACGAAGAAAGAAGAACCGGCTGTCGTGGTGATTCCGCCGAAACCGAAATTGACACCAATGGCTGTTATGGCACCGCGGGATCGCGTCGTCGTACACGGGAGGTATGCGTCATATCTCGAACACTTGACGGCACGACTCGAAAAGTTAGACGGCGAGAAACTCAACCGCATGACAATCAAACTGTGTGAGTGGATTCGCGAGGAGGAGCGGAAACATGAAACGCTGGTTTCGAAATAAGTGGCTGAACCTGCGCTGGCGGTACACGCAATGGCGCTACGTCCGCGCTCAAGTCAGCGTAATGAAGTGGGAATCGTCGCACAGGCGAGTGGTTGAGGATGCTGTTCGGTATTACAAATACGACTTGGAAGCGGGGGTTATCGCATGAGCAAGGCTGAACAAATGACGGCGGAAGAAATCGCGGAGCTGCGCGCGGTGTGCGATGCGGCGACACCGGGACCGTGGCATGACGGCGGGGATGAGAGATTTGGCGTCGAATTGAAATCCGGAACGAAAGACGTGGCATATGCGAACTGCTATGGTGGAATATCGATTGAAGATGCTGACCTCGAGTTTCTTACCACAGCCCGCACCGTCATGCCGCGCCTGCTGGACGAGGTTGGTGCGCTTCGCGGTGAGGCTGAACGCCTGCAAACCGCATATCTAGCGTCAGAGGGCGTAATGGCGATGTGCAGAAGTTTGTCTGGAGCATACCGTACGTTTTTGCGAGACTTCCTCGCCATCCACCCGTCTGATCACGAAGAGTTTCAGCGTCTTCAGGCGCGAGTCTTTCCGATCATCAACAGCGCTGAATGATCACGCTCCAGCACGACAATCACACGACAACCACGCTCGACCTCGACATCTCCGCCTACCTCGCTGACCGACTGCCCGCGCACTTCCTCGAAGGGTATCGCGGCGACATGCTAATCGGCGCTTGCCTGTTCCACACGGACGGAATGCGCCCGAACCTCGCCATCTTCACGGAGAGCGGCGGCTACTTCTGCAACGCGTGCGGGGCGAGTGGCAACGTCGTCTCTCTCGTCCAGCGCATCGAAGGGTTCGCGACCTACGGCGTGGCTTTGGCGTGGCTTCGCGAAGTCTACGGCATCAACCGCTACGATGACGGCGAGGAACGCCCGCTCCGCCTGAGCATCGGCGTGGATCTCGCCGTGAAAGCGCCAGCCGCGAAGTGGTCGCCGCCCGATCCGAAGATCCTCGACGAGTATCGCTGGCGGTCGTCGTATCTCGAAGAGGAGCGCGGCATCGAGGAAGCGTGGCAGCGGCGGTTCGACATCGGCTTCGATCGTCGGCGCAAGGCGATTACATTCCCGTGGTACGACCGCAAAGGGGCGCTGATGACCGTGCAGTATCGCCCGACGTGGACGAAAGGGTTCTGGTTCCTGCCGTGCGGACGCGGCGTAAAGAAGGCGCTCCTCTACGGAATCCATCACGTTCAGCGGCGTCAGGAGCGAAGGGTGGCGGTAGTGGAAGCGCCGATTTGCGCAATGAGCGTGTGGCAGTCGCTTCATGCTTCACATTCGCTCGGGGCGGTCGCAACGGGAGGGAGCGTATTCACCGACGAGATGGCGCGGGAGCTGGCGCTGGCTGGCGTCGAGGAAGTCGTGGCGCTTGGCGATCGGGATGCAGCGGGGGCGAGGATGAATGCGGAGATCGAGCGGAAGATGGCGCGGTATGGCGTGCGGACGCTGGAGGCGGAGTGGCCGCGGGGTTTTGACGGGAAGGATGCGAATGAGGCGTTGCTAGCGGGAATGCTCGGGGAGTTGCGAGTGGGGTCGAAAGGGTTGCGAATTGGAAAAGGACGCGCGGGCTAATGAAGCTCGGCGTCCTTTTTGCTATACATTGAGCGACTTTTCTTCTGACACGAAAGCGGCGACGCGCTCCCTGTTTTTAGTCACGATCTCATCAACTTGTTGTTTGACAACTTTTTCAAATAGTTGAGCCTTTTCGAATGTGTTGAATCTCATTTTGATCGTAGCCTTGCTTTCGGCGTCCGGGTAAACTACTTCTCCGCGTTCAAACTTCTCGTATGTGGGGCTAAAGATCTTATCGGTATAGAAGTCTTCCTTGTCTACAACTTCCATCTCGATTACTTGAGCGGGTGCGCCGTTATCCCATTCACCCTGATAGTACTTAACGTTAATTTTCAACAGTATCACACCTTCCATCGTTATAAAAATTAGTCTATCAAAAAATCTCTTTAATTTCAAATATGGTATGTGGTTGCGGACAACCTTCGCCTATTCCGCGAGATACATTCCGAAGGTCGACGGTTCGCGCGAAGGGATAGCGACGCTACGGTGGACGTATGAGCCGCCGTTCCCGATTGATGCGTCAGAGCGAACCGTCACCGACCAGCGGCGCGGGTTGTGCGTCATTCACGACACCATAGCGATTCGTGCCGCTGAACCAAAAAACCATATCGAAGGGGACGATTTGATGTCATTCATCCGAAACAAAGGCGCAGCGGCAGCCGAAGCCGCGAAAACCGAAAAGGTCGATACCTCGAAGGTCTTCAAAAAGTTTAAGGCAGGCGCTTCGTTCAAGGTACGCTTTACGAGCACGGAAGATCTCGCGGGATACCTCGCAAACTCCGTATTTGGTGTGTTCAACACGACACCGACTGAAAAGCCGGATAAGCCGACCCTCTACGACCGCGCATCTGAAGTGCTCCTGCAAGAAGCGAATGCCGCAAAGAAAGCGGGCAACGATGATTTGTCCTCCGAACTGTGGAAACAGGCAAAAGCGCTCGAAGCGAAGCCGCGATTCCTGCTCGGCTTTATCAATCTTGATGATGGACTTCCGGTTGTTGTCGACCTTACCGAAACGCAAGGTGGCGACGTGGCGAAGGATCTCGCCGTGAACGCAAAAAAACTCGACCGGTTCGCGTTTGCTATTTCGAAAGAAGGTAAAGGGACCGATACGAAAGTGAAAATTCGCTTGCTCGATCCGGAGGATGATAGCGACCTCAACGAGACTCAACGCAAGCACTTTACGGCGACCGCGGGCGCGGCGTTCAATCACGACCTGTTCGACCACTGTCTCGCTCCGATCAACGAACAGGAACAAATCGCTGGCCTCATCAAATTCGGCTTCGACGTCTCGAAGATCGGCGTGAACATCTCGGTTGGTTCCGCGCAAAACGACGCCGACGCAACTCCGATCCCACCGACTGATCCCGAAGAAGCATTCTAAACGAAAGGTGGCGCTACACATGGCGAATGAGCACGTTTTGCAAATTGCAGTCGGCGTGGGGCGCGGAGATATCGTGGGGGCGGCGAAAGAAGCCGCTCTCGCGGTCCGTGCGTATATGGCGAAGGTTGGCGAGGGCGTAACGTCTGGAACGCAAGTTGTCGTCAGCATCGGCTCGGCAGCGGACGATGACGAAGAGTCGACGATGGATCGGATAGGGTTCGTGACTGATGCGGTTGGCTACGTACCTGCCGCAGAGGAAACGGAGTATCTTGATGACGACGGACTGTTCAACCTGAACGGCGAGTTGTTCCGCAAGGTGGCGCGGATGCCTCGGCGTGGTGAACGTGTCTTGATTGTGAAGCACCCCGTGATTGGTCATCGAGTCGGTGACGTGCTCACCGCAACTACCATTGACGTAGGTGCCGATCTCGACGTATACGCGGGAGGGTGGTACTCATCTACCGACGGAAGTTTTGTCGTCCTCGAACCAGTCGAAAAGGAGGCGTCTCATGCGCAAGATTCGGATGAATCGAACTTCTAACGACTCCTCGCACATCGGACACGCCGCCTGTCAGCAGGTAATGGCGCACATGGCGTATGTCCACGGCTACTTCGTCTCCAATGCGCCTGAGTCGCTACCGTTCGACTTCTACGCAACTCGCGGCGACGAAACCCTGCGCGTGCAGGCGAAAACGGCGCGGCGTCGCGTGAAGAACGGCGTGGAATACGTGGTCATCGGATGCACGCGCAGCAACGGTCAGCGCTACACAGCGGAGGACATCGACTTGTTAGTCGCGTGGGACTTCGAGAGCGGGCGCGCGTTCTACGTACGAGCGTCAGAGATCGGCGGGCGCGGCGAGATTTGGATCAGCAGGCGGAACCTGTACGAGATGTTCTAGGTGGCGGGACGAAATTTGCGAACAGGAGGCGGTTGGATATGTTCTGGATCGGAGTAGTTGCGAGTCTTATCACGATTCTCGTACTCGGCGACGCTGTTGCGAGTGGCGGTAGAACCGGCGGGGAGCGTCTTGTGGCAACAGCACTCGCGTTTACAAGCGCTGTGTTTTCTATCGTAGCGACTGTGTCCTACTGGTAAATCGAAGGAGGTGAGCGCCGATGGCGGCGTCAACGACGGAAGGAGGCGGAAAACGTGTCCGAAGTTAACAAGATGTACGACGAGTGGTGGAATCCCGTCTATGTCGTCAGAGATGGCGAGTATCAAACGGAGATTCGTCCTAATCAGGTCGCAGACAAATCGTTCGGACCTCGCTCGATAGACGACTATCCTCGAATTACCAACCACCCATATCACGCGAAGAACATCGAAGAGATATCGGAGCAAAAATCACAAGAACCGCCGAAACCGCTGAGGGCCGCCCGAACGCGCTCTCAGCGTGAGGAGACGTTGGAGGCGGCGATTGATCGTCTGACTTCCGAGTGTAAGTGGAACGAGAAAGAGGCGCGGATGCGGAATCTGGCGCAGGAAGCGCTTCTCAACGGCGAGATCGTGCGCGAATCCACGGCGCGGCTGACGAAAGGCGAACTCCTCGAAATCGGCGAACGGGTTGCGGAGGTTCGCGAAGAGTCTGCGCGAGAGGCGCGTATTTCCGAAACGCTGGCGACTAAGCCCGACAACTACTTCGTGATCACCGATGATCGTGACCTTGAGCGTATGATGGCGCGGCTCCACGAAGAGTGCGCCCTCCAGCGTCAAGACGAATGGTTCCAGCGCGTGTTCTCGTGGTTCGACAACACCGCGATCCGGCGCAAGCTCCTCGAACGTGGCATCGAAATTCCGCTGGTTCAGTCGCTTACCGAATGGGACACGGAGACGAGCGGCGTCGACCGCTTCATCGACTTGACCGGCGGATACTCGTTCTGGTTGCCGCTCCTCAACGAAGGCTACTACGTGGCTTATGGACATCTGACGGGAGATGCGCAATGTTCGCGTGAGGCGGCGTTGCTGGCGGTACAGGCGTTTATCGAAGACGCGGCGCAGATCAAGGCGTACCACAACGCGGACTTCGACTTGAATATGCACCTGAACGACGGATTCCAACCGGCAGGCATTCGCTACTGCTCGATGGACGGCTACCAAGTTCTGAGCGGCGAGGAGTTCGCCCCTTTGAAGGAAACCGTCGCGAAGTACAAACACCGCCTCGACTTACCGCCGATGGACGATTACGCGTTCGAGGATCTGTTTGGGAACGTCTCACCGATGCTGTTCTCGCCAGAAGTGGTCGGGATCTACGCGATCAAGGACGTCCACAAAGGCTGGGCTTTCACGAAATGGCAGATTAACCTGCTGATGTCGCGTGACCGCCTCGGCGTCGCCTACGCGGAGATACGCCAATACCTGATCGAAGTTAACGCGAACATAGTACGTACCGGCTTCGACATCGACCTCGACGAACTGGTACGTCTCAGCAAAGAGTATCGGAAACGTCTTGAGAAGGCGAAGCAGGCGATATTTGACGCTTACAAAATCGACGCAGCGTTCCTATACGACATGTCGATGGCAATAAAGGGCGAGAAAATCAACGCATGGTGCGAGCAGAAGCGCAAGAAGATCGCCAATCGAGACGACATGCTCGCGAAGTGTCGCACCGATCTAGCGGCGGCGAATCCAGTGACGAAGAAATACGCGGACTTGCGACGTCGTATCGAGCGTTACGAGACTGAAGTACTCGCCGAACCGATCCCGCAAAACGCACCGGACTTCGTTCGCGAGTTCAATCTCGATTCAGACGACCATCTCGCATACCTCATTTATGACCGTCTCGGCATCAAGGACCGCACCGGAGAAATTGACAAGGACAAGAACAAGAGGCGCGGCGTTTCTAAAGATGTCCTCGCCGCCTACTACGAAGAGGAACCCTCGCTCAAACCGCTTGCCGAATATGCGAAGTTCGCGACTCTCCTCGGGACGTTCGTTGAGAAGATTCCGAATGCTCTGGACGTAGACGGCCGATTGCACACGCAACTCGGTGTAGCGCAGACCGCCCGCTATAAATCGAAGAGTTACAACGGCAAGCCTTTTACGTCGATGCCGCAGGGCGAGTACCTCGAAATCATGCGCACCCTCGTCGAGTGCGATCGCAAGGTTTCGAAAGGGACGAATCTCCAGAACATCCCCGCGCGATACGACGAGGGTATCCGCGTCCGAATGGCGTTCATCCCACGCGAAGGGTATAGGTTCGTTGGTAGCGACCTCTCCTCGATTGAACCTCGCCTACAAGCGCACCGGATGGCGGTTGAGTTCGGCGATCAAATCTTCGCGGATATGTATCGCCAAGGGCTCGATCCATATGTCGAGTTCGCATCGATTCTGTTCGAAGTTGCGCGGGAACTGTGCGTCGAGAAGGCGTACAAGGAACGCAAGGGCACGCCCGGCGAGATCCCGCCGTATCGAAAAGCGATGAAGGAGCTATTCCTTGCGCGCGGCTACGGACAAGCGTTCGAGTCGTTTGCGAAGAAGGTTCGTCAGTACGGCGTATCGGACGCACAAGCTCGTGTCGCATACGACAAGTTTGCGGAGATACTCCCGGGCTTTCAGCGCATGGTTGAGGCGACATTCGCGATTCTTCGAGAACGTGAGTTTGCGGAGAATCTGTGGGGGCAAAAACGTCGCTTCCCCGAGTATAAGGCGCGGTGGAATCGGTTGTGCGATCTCATGCGTAAGGTCGGGATTTCGGATAAGAACGACCCTGAACTCGCCAAGAAATCCGGCAAGCTCAAATGGGAGGAACGCTCCGAATTTTGGGATCTCATCCGCAAGACCGGCGCTGCCGAACGCGAGGCGTTCAATCACACGATTCAGTCGTCTGGTGCGGCGGTCCTTCAGCAGAACATGATCATGTTTTACTACGTCTGCGTGATTGGGCGAGGCTGGTTGTTCCATCTCACGCTCCACGACGAGTTGAAACACGGCATCCCTGAAGACCAACTCACACCCGAAGCGATTGAGCTCTATGCCGACATCATGACGACCACCGTCGACCTCGCCGTCCCGCTTGAAACGGACACCGTCATCGAGCCTCGCTGGATGGAGGAATATTCGCCCGACGAGTGGGACTTCGAGAATTGCCGCCCACTACCGGAGTTTGCGAACAAATACGACTACTTGAAACCGAAGGAGGCGCAACCCGCATGACCTACGAAACCGCGCAACGTTACGTGCCGCAATCGATCTCCTCGATCCTCGACGATTTGGAATGGCTCGCCTATACCGCGTATCACTTCGGCAAGATTGATCACGACGGTTGCGAAATCGTGCTCCCGCGTCATGAAGCGATGACCAACCGGTTCAAGCGCGGCCGGTACTGGAAACTTGCGAGCGAGGCGGTATTCTCCGACGACAATATCGACTCGTCGCCGTATCGTCCGAAGTCGCACCCCGCACGCAAGCCGCGGTTCCGCGCCGATCTCAAGAAGCAGCGCCAATGGGCGAAGTGGCGAGCGTCGGTCCCGAACAAGGGGCGCAAGTTGCGCGAGATGGCGGAGGTTGCGGACGAGCATCGCGGACAAGCCGCGTAGAGCCTGCGAGATAGATAGCGAAACACATAGCGGAAGGGGAACGATTCATGAGCGAAAAGAAAACGTTCACGCACGAGTTGACCGTGACGGTGCGTGTAATCGCGGAGAACGACGATGTGGCGCACCGACAAGCGAGTCTCGCGTTACAGTCGATTAGTGGCGACATTCTTGTAGGTGACTACAAGTGCTCGCTTGACACCGAGAAGTCGTCGACGATCTTCGAACTCAAACGCATCCCGGCGGAAGAAGTTAATCCGCACGACGGTAACTTCCTCGATATCGAGCGGCTCGGCAACGGCAAGGCAATCGTTAAGACGCGCAACAGCTCGTACACTATTCGGAAGTACGATTGTGGCGGATACGGCGTGTGCGGCGGTGTACTCGACAAGGAAGAGATTTACAACCGACCGCCGTTCATCGTCGACCTGAACGCACCGATGTTCTTCGGTGAGTATCGCACAAGTCGCGTTGAGTCCGTGACATACGCCCCACTCGTGATTGATGCGACCGAACCCGAATCTAAAAGCGAACAGGAGGCGACCGCCTAATGACTCAATCTCAACGCAAGTTCATCGACCTCGACGCAATGCCCGCAGACTACTCGATGCTCCTCGACATGAGCGACGGCACCTCGATCCGCGTGCGTCGAACCCAGTGCGGCGGCTTCGTTGGACGCTATCTCGATGGTGAGTTCGCCTTCCAAGGCAAGCCGCACATCGCGGGTATCGGGGAGACGTTCGGCGTGGGCGACGGCGAGTCTGTCGCAAAAGTCGTCGGCGTGCGATTCGAACGCGACCAGCCGCCGCAACCGGAAATCGCGATCATCGTCGTGGCGAACCCGCTGATGGCGAACCTAATCTTCGTAGGTGGTGGCGTACATTGAGCGAGCAACCGCGCCTGACGCGCCGACCTGTCGAGAATCACCCGGACCTCGCCGCAGATTTCGTCGCGATGATGGATCGTTGGCACTCGCTGCCAGAAGTTTATGATGACGAACTGGACGCGCAGATCCACGAGCAATACGTCGCTGTCCTCCGCCGAAAGTTCCGATTCCCGCGCCAACCGTACTTCACGCCGTCGAGCATAGACATGTGCCCACGAGCGAACTACTTGCGCCTAACCGGTGCCACGCGCGACAAAAGCGGACAACCCCCGCACCAAGGGCGCTGGACTCGCATGGGGACTGCGTTCGGTGATGTGATGCAGCGTGATCTTCTCTTCATCGAGAAACATTGGCCGCGAATCTTCGGGGAGTCTGCGCCGTTCACGGTCGAGCGCAACGAGCACGGAGAACCGATGTGGGAACAGTTTGCTCGTGCCGTCATGCCAATCACGCATGGTGACCACACGTTCAGTCTATTCGCGCTCCCTGACGGAGTCTTGCGTCACACGGCGACGGGCAAGCGGGTGCTTGTCGAGTTCAAATCGAAGCAGACGACCAGTTCGCGAACCTCCGAATACTCGATGAAGGGCGCGGAGGACAAGCACGCCGATCAGACGGTGTCGTACTCCATCGCTTACAACGTTGATGACCGCATCATCGTCTACGGCAACCTCTCGAAGAAGGCGTGGTTCATGACCGAAGAGGAGTACGCGAAGAGTCCAGACCTGCGCGCATTCCACGAAGAGATCAACAATGTTGCGCGGTGGGAAATTCTCGACCGTTGCGCTAACATCCTCGATGCTGTCGCCGCCAAAACGCCGCCGCCGCTCGACCTCGACAAGTGGACGTTCAACGGCTACAAGACGGCGTGCGCGCTTTCGCTGACCGGCGACGAACTCAACCACATCCGCAGTAAGGTCGCGCAAGTGCAGACGAGCGGGCTGAAGCCGAAGGTGAAAGAGGATTACGCAAAGGCGCTGGCGGATATCGAGTCCATTCGGGCGGAACACAGCGAAATGGGGGCGGTAGCGTGAAGACATTCGGAAGGATCGCGCTTGCGGTATACGAGGCGGTGTGGGAGGCGTTGTTCTACTTCTTCGCCTTCTCGCTGATCTACGAAGCGCATCCGGTTGGCGGCGGTATCATGCTCGCTCTGGCGGTGGCTTCGACTATCACCGAAAAGTTTGCGCAGCGCGCAATGGGTCGCGAACTCCGCGCAAAGACCGCCGAAGTTGAACGTCTTGAAGAGGTGCTCGCTGACGCAGAGGATGAACTCGATGACCTGTACCAAGCGAAGGGGGCTGTCACCGCGTGATTAAACCGTTGTTCGTCGTATACAAAGATGGAGAACCGTGGATGGGTAACTCGCGCCGTGGCGCTCACGTTCGGGCGTACCTCAGTTACGCTAAGGCGGACGCAATCGTGAAGTCGGCATGCACCAGCGCCATGCGTGAAAAGCACGTATACCGACAAAATGGAGACTGGGGCGAGCGAATGGCACGTGCCGAAGCGGATTGGCCGAATGAATACGCTCGTTACAGTATCCACGAATTGACGTCGAAGGAGGCAGCCGATGCCGCGCAAGCAACCGACTGATCCCGCCGAAATATTCGTCTTGGCGCTCGACCTGTCGCTTAACGGACCGGGCGCGGCGGTTCTCGCCGTCGGCGCTGACTCGGTTCGCATCGCAGAGGTCGCGTATCTCCGCACCAACCAGCGAGCCAATCGCGGGGAGCGCGAGCGTGCGATCGTCGACTGGGCGACCGCCCTCGATGCGAAGTATCCGACGATGGAGCGCGTCTACGCGAAGGAGGACGCTCCACCTTCACCTGTGACCGGCGCGATCCTGAACCGCGTACACGGCGCTATCGAGGCGGGGTTCGCGCCTCGCGACTGGGTCGATATTCCGCAAGGCACCGTCAAGGCGATCGTAGTCGGACGCGGTGGCAGCGACGTGGAGAAGGACGACGTGGAGCGCGCGGTTCGCGCACATCTGGTGCTGGATGAGGCGCTCACGTTCGCAAACTCCGACGAGAGCGATGCGGTTTCCGTAGGGCTGGCGTATCTGGCGCTGGCCGAGGCGCTCCCGAACTCGTTCGTATATGAGCGTCTGCGCGGATACTGTCGTGTGTGGTTGACGATGAAGCCCAACGGCAAGCCGCTGGAACCGAAGGAGCGGGCGAAACGGGCGAAGTTCGCGGAGAGTGTGCGGAAGAAATTCGAGAGCGGGGTGAAGGTGGCGTGACACTTGAAGCTACTATCGTTCTTGTCGGATACATTGCTGCGTGCGGCTGTGTTATCGACGAGTTTAACTGTCGCAAGTGGTGGCAGGTTCTTCTTGCGATTGCTGTAGGTGCACCGCTACTCCTCTTGACCCCGCTGTTCATTCTCGTCGGAATCGCAATTTTGGCAAATTAACGAAGGAGGCGCTCAATCTTGAAAAAACTCGCAACCATCGCTCTCGTGGCGTGCATCATCGCAGGTGTCGTCGGGTGTGGGGTGCAGGAGAAAACGAACCTCGACGATCTCCGCCTTGTTGGTACGCATCAGAAAGTTGAGACGTGGACGCTAGTGGAGGATACCGCTACTGGATGTCAGTACATCCGCGCTGACAAGGGCTCAGTTACTCCGCGTCTCGGAACTGACGGCAAACCGCTCGGGTGCGGTCAAACGAAATAGCGAAAAGGGGAATCGGCATGACAACGAAAAAACCCGAAGTTGAATCGAGGGCGTCGAATTTCGGCGCGAAGTTGGGCGAGTTCATCTTCTTCGCCTTCCTGCGCCAGATTCAAATCTTCGCGTACGGCTACGCAAGTGGTTGGGTGTTGGCGTGGTTCTGCGGGGACACCGTTGCGTGGGCGCTGAACATGATCGTGGGCGAACCGCGATTCACGGCAGAGGCGATTCCTGCGGTTACGGCGACGCTACTTCTCGTCGGCTCGCTGGTATTCAAGCCGCGCAAGTATGACGTACAGGTCGAACAGGTGGCGAAATAAATGCGCCGCGCCATCGAATGTTTCGCCGCCGTCGTAGTCCTAGCGTTCGCTGTCGCAGGGGTCGCGGTTGGTGTGTGTGTGGCGCTTGTCGCGGGGCTGGCGGAACTGACACGGGTGGGCGGACAGAAGCGATCCTAACTGCGAGAAAGACGATGAAAGGCGCAACGCCCACGTTGACAGCGCGCAAAGGAATCGAGTAATGGCGATAGCGATTTCTTATCGTCAGAAACATACGTTCGGAGGTGATTCGTTGAAAACCATTCGGCAGTTATTTCGACAGGCGAAATCCAGCGGTTTCGACCGCCTCATCACGAATATCGGCTTTTTCTTCGCCGGTATCGGATGGGCATACGACGCTTTCGCGTTCTGGAACGCCATTGCAGCGTGGACGGTCGCGATCCTCATCGACGTGTTCGGCGAGGACGATCCGCCCGGTGGCGCTGGTGCAACGTCAATGTTCGATAAATCTCGAAAGGGTGGCGATTTGGTATGGACGTAAGCGCGACGCAAGGAGCGGTAGCACATAAGGCGGACGACGTGATCTCGCACGGGGGGCGCGACTGGCGCTTGGTGGCGCGGAAGGCGAAGGTTGGCGAGACGGTACTCGTGGTTAATAAGAAAGAACCTGCGCATTACGAAAATGGGGATGTTCTCGAAGTAGCGTCTGTACAACCCGCGCTTATTAAATTCAAGAGCGGTCGCGTTTTTGACGAGCTATGGCATGACGAATATCTCGTCCTCGAACCCATCGAGGTCATCGATCCTCCGCAAGAACCGCTCACTAATGCGCCCCTCCTCGCAACCTTCGGCCTCCAGACGATGACTCTCGCCGGTGAAGCGATTCCCGCCGAACAAGTCTACGAGGTGTTCTACGCGGGCAAACGTGCGCTGGCGGCGGAGAAACACAACGACGAGGTCGAACTGTACCGCGCCGTTCGCGAAAAGATGCGCGCAGTATCATTCGATGACGTCGAACTTATCGCAGAGCTTCACGCCCGCGCCGCTCACCATGCGAAAATCATCGCCGAGCACCGCAAGGAAGTCGGTAAGTGGGACGCGCTACTGAAGCAGAGCCGCGAGAAGCAAGTCGCGTAACAGGCGGACATTCGCGACGCACACAATGAGATAGGTAACGCAGCGCGGGCGCGAGCTTGCGCTTTTATTTTCGAACAACAACGAGGGAGATGGTCATTTGAACGAAATGAAAAAGGCGAGTGAGAGCGAAGTATTCGGCTCTCTGGCGCTAACGATCGACGAGCACAAAGGAACGAACGGGCTCGTTATTCCGCGTCGATTCACGAAGGATGGCGAGGATGTGTTCAAAACCTGCGAATGGGAAATGTCAGACGTAGTGACCGGTGGTGGCGAGATGATCGCCGGTGTCGAGTTTCCGAAGTTCTGGTCGCCGAACGCGCGACAGCAGGTCGCGGAAAAATACTTCCGCAAAGAAGGCGTGCCGAACGTAGGGCGCGAGTACTCGTTCAAGCAGGTCGCACATCGGATCGCGCTGACTTTCCGCGTGTATGGCGAAAAGTACGGTTACTTCCGGACTGCTCGCGACGCTCAAGCGTTTTACGATGAAATCGCCTACTCGATGATCCATCAATACGCTGAACCGAACTCCCCGCAGTTCTTTAACACAGGTCTCTTCCATGCGTACGGAATCGAAGGGGAAGCGAAGGGTCAGTATTTCTTCGACTTCGAGCGTGGCGAGGCGGTTCCATCGACGAACGGCTACGAGCATCCGCAAGCTCACGCCTGCTTTATCCTCGGCATCAAAGACGACCTCTTTGGAGAGCGCGGCATCTATGACCAACTTGCGTTGGAGGGCAAGATTTTCTACTTCGGCAGCGGTGCCGGGACGGACTACTCAACCCTTCGCGGGAAGGGTGAACCGGTATCGGGCGGAGGCGTATCCTCTGGTATGATGTCGTTCCTCAAGATTTTCGACGCGGGCGGCGGTACGATCAAGTCCGGTGGTAAAAACCGTCGCGCTGCGAAAATGGACATCTGCAAAGATACTCATCCAGAGCTTCTCGACTTCATCCGTTGGAAGATGCGCGAGGAGAAGAAGGTGCGCATCCTCGTCGAAGCCGGTCTCGACAACCACTTTGAAGGCGAGGCGTACTCGACTGTCAGTGGGCAGAATTCGAATAACACCGTCTCGTTCTCCCACGAGTTTTTCCAAGCGCTCGACCAGAACAAAACGTGGGAATTGCGCCGCGTGACCGATCCCTCGTACGTAACCGAGGAACTCCCAGCCCAATTTATTTGGGGCGAAGTATGCTACGCCACCCACAACTGCGCCGATCCGGGCGTTCATGCGCGTGGAACGATCAACGAATGGAATACCTGCCTTGGCGACGAGGAAATCGACGAGTCTAACCCTTGCAGTGAGTACCTTTGGTTCAAGGAGACGGCATGCAACCTCGCATCCGGAAACCTTGTGAAGTTCTACGATTTCGAGGAGAACTACTTCAATGTGGACCTCTATGAGCACGTTAACTCGATTTGGCAGACGGCTCTCGACATCACCGTCTCGATGGCGCAGTACCCATCTAAACGTTTCGCTGAAAAATCGATGCTTTACCGCACGACCGGTCTCGGTTACACGAATCTCGGCGGATTGTTGATGCTCATGGGATATGGCTACGGAACCCGCGCAGGTCAGTTGATCGGCGGCGCAATCACAGCGCTTCTCGGCGCTCAATCCTACGCACAATCGGCGGTCATGGCACGCGATCTCGCTCCGTACCCGCGTTTTGAAGCGAACCGCGAGTCGCATCTGCGCGTCATCCGAAATCACCGTCGCGCCGCGTACAATGCACAAGATTACGAGGGCCTGACGATTGATCCGAAAGGACTCGCCGATGACGATTTCCCGAAAGAACATCGCTACTTGCTCGAAGCGGCTCGCATGGCGTGGGATGACGCACTTTACCTCGGTGAGCGTTTTGGCTACCGCAACGCGCAGACGACCGTGCTCGCGCCGACTGGAACGATCTCCTTTGCGATGGATGCGGACACGTTCGGAATCGAGCCGGATTACGCGCTTAAGAAGTACAAGTTGCTCGCGGGCGGCGGCTGGCTTGAGTCGATCAATCGCCTTGTACCGAAAGCACTTGCGCGTCTCGGCTACAGCGCAGAGCAGATCGGCGACGAGAACACCGAGGGTTCCATCGTCCGCTATGTCTTCCAGAACGGAACCGTCGAGGGTGCGCCGCACATTAGCACTGACCATTACGAGGTCTTCGATACCGCTGTAAAGCCTGCGAAGGGAACTCGCTACTTGCAGCCGCGAGCGCATATCGACATGATGGCGCACTGTCAGCCGTACTTGTCTGGCGCGATTTCGAAGACCATCAACTTGCCGGAAGAGGCGACCGTAGCGGATATCTCCGACGTATACCTCTACGGATACTACAGCGGACTAAAGGCGATCGCCGTCTATCGCGACAAGTCGAAGGTGTCGTCGGTCATGTATACGGATAAGGAGGACCAAGGCGCGGGCGGACGCAAGCCTCTCGATCTGAACTCGCACCACTTCGATATTCGCGAGGTCTTCGGCGGTCAATTCCCGCACGTGGAGGATTATGTACCGCAGGAGAACGTGGTTGGCGAAGAGAGCGCATCTGCAATCGAGATGCCGACATATGGCTGCAAAGACGGGGCGTGCTCGATCTAAGCGGACAACCTCGCAACTCCACGCGAGATTCACGATGAAACCAAAACACGCCCGCCCTTCGACGTTTCGCGGGGTGGGGCGTGATCCTAACGAGAAGGTGGCGTTCTTTAGTGAGTCGAGATAAGGTTCGTATTTACTGCGTCGAGCAAAAGCATGTTGACGTCGATCTGCTAGAAGGTGAGACTTTCCGATCGTTCTGCACAAACCTATTCTCTGCGAATTTTTCCACTTACCACAATTTCGCAGTTGCGCGAGACAAAATCGTATTTGTTCAGCACATCGAGGAGGTGTCCGCATGAACATCGAAATCAAACGCCTCCACGCCGACGCCGTAATTCCACGCTACGCCCGCGCCGGTGACGCTGGTTTCGACCTCGTAGCGCTGGAGGACGTCATCGTTCGCCCCGGCGAAACCGTGCGCATCCCGACGGGGCTCGCGTTCGAGATTCCGCAAGGGTACGAGTTGCAAATCCGCCCCCGCAGCGGTGTGTCGAGCAAGACGAAACTGCGCGTGATCCTCGGCACTGTGGACAGTGGATTTCGCGGAGAGGTCGCGGTGATGGTCGATAACATCGCACAAAACGGGAATGTCGCCACCATCGGCGGTCAACTCGTGCAAATTCACACAAATCACCGCTACTCGGTCCTTCTCGTCGATGGAACACATCAGCGCCGATACTCGGGTGTATCCGAAAAGATTCCGTGTGGCACGTATCTCATCCGCAAAGGCGATCGCATCGCGCAAGGCGTCATCGCACCAGTCGTCAGCGCCTCCTTCGTGGAAGTGGCGGAACTCAGCGAGAGCGAGCGCGGCGTCGACGGATTCGGCTCGACGGGAACTAGCGTGGAGGTGGGCGTGTGAAGACGATCTCTAGCTTCGTCTCTGCGATGAACCGACTCCTAACGGAGTTCGACGTTTCCGTGTATGACCTCGAAGTCCCTCTGACCGACCTCTCGAAACTCGACGGAATCCACGTCATTGACGTCCTGAGCGATGGAAAGTTCGTCGTACCTGCGAACGCCCATGCGCCGGGCTACCGCAAGATGGTCGCGATTCTGGTCGAGGTGCCTGACGAATGATCCCACAGCTCAACGACCCCGTCCGCATCCCCTCGCTAGTCGAGCGCGGCCACGGGGGAACCGGTCGCGTCGAACTCATCGACTGGCGCAACATCTACGCGCCGCACAAGATGGCGGACGGTATTGACGCGAACTACTACCCGATTCAGGTCGCGCTGGACACGCCGTATGACTCCTCGCAGATCTGGCGCACGAATCTCGACGACATCGAAATTAACGAAGGAGGCGAATAGTCTTGGCAGAAACGCAACTCAGCGTCAAACTTCTGGCGCACACGCAAGTCAGCGAATCATTCGTAAAGTCGCTATGGGAGGACTCGGAGGTTATCGACGCTCTCGATGGTCGCGCCAGCTCCGGCGCGCTGGTCGCCCTCACCGCGATCCGCACGTGTTACTCGCATCTCAAGCCGTCCGCAATCGTCGCCACCGAAGGCGCGAAATACTTCGGCACACAGGCGACCGACGGCGCTGCCGGAACCGAAGCCGACCGCCTGTTCCGCCACATTGTTCGTTCCAAACATACGAGTACGCTCGAACATCTCTCGTTCACCTTCGCGATTGAAGGCGTGAGCCGCGCCCTCCTCGCGCAACTGACGCGGCATCGCCACGCATCCCACAGTGTCCAGTCACAGCGATACGTTCGCTTCGGTTCCGAGGATAAGTCGGGCGGGTTCGATTACATCATCCCTCCGAGTGTAAAAAATTGCACGAATACAGTCGGACTTCTCGATATTTCTAAGCGTGGTATGCGGCTAGGACTACGCGCGGTTTTCGGCAGGATTCGCGAAGTAACGGCTCCTGCGGTCTTCAAATTCGCCATGCTCGTCAGTCAATGGGCATACGACCTTCTCCGTAAACTCGGCATACCTGCTGAGGATGCGCGGTTCGTCTTTCCGAATGCGTGCGCGACGAACGAAACCTTCACAGTGAACCTCCGCTCCCTCCTCGAATTTTACGAGAAGCGGCGCAAGGGGAACGGAGCACAGTGGGAAATCGTTGCTCTCGCGGAGGCGCTGCGGGATACGGTGGTGGCGGTGGAGCCGTGGACGGCGCAGTTCTTCGGAGCTGGCGCAGGGGAGGCGGAGGTGGCGTGAGAAAGCACATCCTGCAATGGCTACTCGATACCCGAGAACCGCTACGTGTCGAGTTGAGTTCTCCATCGCTACATTTTACGAAGGACATGCGTGGTGGTATCGAGAACGAACTCAGCGGAGAACTATACGGAATAGCGCATACTCTCGATATCTGCGACGGCAAGGTAGTTCTGGACTTTCCAGCGGTCATATAAAAACCGCAAAAGGACGCGCGGGCACACGTTATTCGCGTGGCTCGGCGTCCTTTTCTTTTACCCTCGATACCCGTAATGGGCGAAATATTGGCGGAGTTCTCCGTCAAGCAATTCCTTGCGCACACAACGCTCCAGTCGCGTCGAGTTGACGGTGATGACTTCGCCGATTTCATATTCGCAATCGGTCGTACAGACGCCGCCGTCGCTGAAAATCAACTTGCCGTTCATACCGATTCCTCCTCGATATTCTCTTTTCGTCTCACACTACGCGGCTTCGCCGGGATCGCGAGTTTTTCTATACGCTTTCTCTCGATGAATGCGGACGGCTCACAATCGAGCGCGGCACACAGCGCGTCTATCAAATCCGCAGGGTATCGCTTCATCTCGTTGTTTGCGAACGCATAGAATGACTCCTCGCGGATCTTCGCGTATTGCATGGCGTCGATCATAACGGAGCGGAGCGTCAGGCCGCGCTCAACTTCGACCAGTTCGCGCAGGGTAATCGTTGGCATTTTCGTATCACCTCGACCTCAGTATACCACGAAAAATACCGCGTTAAAAGGTGTTGACGTACACCGATAAGCGCGGTATAATAAAGACACAGAGGAGGTGAGCAACGAGTGGACTTGGCGCATCTGGCGATAATCCTAACGGTGATTACATCGGTAGTAAATCTCGCAACAGCGATTATGAACTACCGCGCCAAACGAAAAGAGACTCGAAGCGGCGTCACACGAAGTGGCAACCGCAACAAGTCTCGCAAGAAAAATCGCAAATAGCAATACGGTGAGGGGCGCTCGCAACGCCCTTCGCCTCCTAATATATCACATTCGAGGAGGAATCGGAATGGAAACGACGTGGGTCGTAGTAGCGGCGGCGGGCCTTTTGATTTCGCTGGCAGCGTTCGGGGTCGCGGTTCGGAACAATCGGAAGGGCGGCGGTCGGTGATGTATAATCGATATCTTCTCGTCGACGACGTAGGCTTCAATTATGATATGACCGCGTACACCGCTGAAGAAGCGATGAAGACGGTGACCGACGACTACCCCGAAGTAACCGGTCTGCGCGTCGCGGCGAAATGGGACGATGATACGGACGCATGGAAGTACCGCGACTAAGCGTCACACACCTGCAAGCTGGCGCGGTATAATCGAAGAAACAGATGAAAGGGTGGGCTAAGGATGTGTAATCGCGAAGTCTTCGAGTGCGCTCGTTGTGGGGCGGGTATCGTTCATCGTCATGTTTACGAGGGGAAGGATTACGGTCGAGAGTGTATTAAAGCGGTCCTCGGATTTCCAGTTCCGACTTCTATCGTCGACGTGGACGACTACGTTACCCGTCGCAAGGAGCGTGAGGCTCGCGATACGCAAACGAAAGCGCAATATCTCGAGCGCGTGAGACGGTTCTCCGTTGAGAACGAGTGGATCATCGGGTTTCTCCGCGACCAATCTGTTAAGCGGATTTGGAGCGACAAGAAACAGCAGTATCTCGTGATCACCGACGAATACTCGTTCGCGTATAGCGTTTCGAAGGATCTCGAATCTAGGTCTATTGACGACCTTAGCGATAAAGTATTCAACATCGTACTCGACCTATGGGCGAAGGTGAATGGCGGTAGACGCGGATCTAAGGCTTATCAAAACGCTGTTAATGAGTTCTTCGACCGCATCGAGTCTAATCCCGCCCCTACCGCTACCCCTCGCCTCACCACGCAAGCGCCTTAAAACGCCTCACAACGCCTCGTTTTTCACGCAGCGAGGCGTAAAATTACGCAGAGGAGCGATTTTGACGATGGTAGAGACGCGCTTAGGTCAACGTATTCTCGTAAAGAATGCGCCTGTTAAAGGGACGCATAGTACCTCCGAAGGAATCGTGATTGTTACACGTCTGGGCGACGGGTGTTTCTACGCGCGTCCTGCCAACAAGAAAGGCGATGCGGATAAGCGCTTCGCGGAGGACGCGTACCACGAGTGGGACGTACTTAACCGTAACCCGTAAGCACGACTCCACGCAAGACGACGATAGGAAAGCGAGGTGATGGTGGTGGAACGAAAAGAAATGAACGAAGCTCTCGATAAGCTCATTGAAGGCGAGCAAATTATCATCGGAGAGTGGCGGGTGACCCGTGACACAAAAACGAAATTCAGCCTCGATAAAACGGGATTCGGCGCGTGGTGTCGAGGATCTCGCTCTTCTATCGTAACGGAAATATTGAGTCAGTCGAAACCGAAAAACGCCTAGACCCTCGCGGTCGGGCGTTTTTTTTTGTTCACGGACAACCGCGCCTCCTCCTGCGAGATACATAGCGAAACAACCGCACATCCACGAAGGGCTGACCGCCCGTAAGAAGGAGGCGACGCACATTCGACTACTCCGCCTATGCACCGTCCTCCTGACGCTCTTATCCGCCGCTGTTCCGATTCCAGCGCACGCACCCGATATTCCGCGCTACCTAATCGAAGGTTTCGCGCATGGGCCGCCGATTCCACCGCCTGTCTCGCGTTCAGTCGAGAAGGTCGCACCTCCCGCCACGCGATATCCCGTCGTCATCTTCGACGGCACCGCCTACGTCAGCGCCTATACCGGCATCGACGGCGATCAACGGGGCGACGACATCACCGCAAGCGGAGCGCCAGCTCGCGCATGGACGACCGTAGCCGCTTGGAGCGCGATTCCATTCGGCAGCCGCGTCGAACTCACGATGCCCGACGGCTCCATTCGCAAGTTCATCGTGGAGGATCGGGGAGGCGCGATCACGGCGGGGCATCTCGATATCTACGTCGGACACTCGAATCGCGACGAGGCGATTAGATTCGGACGGCAGCGGTTGAGAGCGAAAATTTACGAGAATGGGGACGATTAGACGATGAAAACGATTCAGGAACGGTTGGAATACTCAAAATCGCGCACGAAAGAATGGGGCGACCGAGTCGCGGGACTCGAACGCCAACTCGCCGCTGAACAGGCGAAGGAAGCCGCGAAGCAGGCGCAAGGAATCGAGGTCGGCGCGATTGTTTCGAATTGCTTCGGGCGCGGCGTCGTTGAAGCAACGGAGGAGGGCGTCTTCGCCGCAATCGTTCGCAACACCGATGGACTCGGAAGATTCACCGCAGACGCGCTAACCGCCATCTTCCCCGCGAACCATCCCGTTGCCCAATCGCTGGCGGCGCGCAAAGAAGGCGAGTTCTACGAGGGGGATGTCGTGGAGTTGACCGCTGACTTCGCTGTCAATGCTTTCCGAGGAAAGAACGTCGTCCTCGGCGAGCACAGAACGAAAGACTTCTGGTGTTTCGACAAGCGATTCCTATCGAGTGATCTTCCGATAAACTACGGATGGAATCGAGAGGTATTCGGTGACAGTGCTGTACGCCTCGTCACCCCGCGCGAACTCCGCGCCGACATCGGAAACGCGGAAGGGGGCGAATGGGAGCGCTGGTTCCCGCAAAAACCGTCTACCACGACAGTACCCGCCTACGAACCGAATGTCGGCGACTACGTGGAACTCGACTGGCGTGGGCGGTCGATTGGTGTCGTCGAGGAAATCACGTCGGACGGCGAGGTCACGCTACGGCTCGCGGAAAACCGTCGTCTGACCGCGCAAGTAAGCGAACTCCGTCCGTGGACTCCGCAGGTTGGCGATGAGGTTGCAGTTCTGGCGAGAACGTGCGCGCTTGACAGAGAAATCCTTGACCGCGACGAGGTGTTTTTGGTCGAAAATCTTCGCGACGATGACCGCGACATCCTCATCCGACGAAAGCGTGAGAAATATTATGCACTGGGGCATTACGTTAAACCCGGCGACATCATCCCGTGGAATCTCCGCCAACCGGCGCAAGAACCCAAACCGCCGCAAACCTTCCGTGACCGCGTAGCCGACGACATCCTCGCCCGACTCGACGCTCAAACTGCGAAAGGTGTCGCCGAGTACGGCATGACGCTCGACGAGAACAAGACATGGGACTGCGCGAACGGCGCGCTGGACGAGCTGATTGATGCGATTCAATACGTGAAGTGCGAGATTGAGCGCCGGGATGCGCGGGATGCGGTTGTTCGCGAGGTTATCGATCTCCTCAAAATACCGATTGATCGCGATGGACTCTATCTCGATGCGCTGGTAGTCGGAGAGTTGGTCGAACGCCTCCGCTCGACGCTGACCGTGACTGACGCGAGCACGAAGGGGGTGGCGGCGTGATCCCGGCGAACCACGTCGGCTATGGTGTCCGAAACGACGAAGCGCCGTATGCTCAGAAAATACCGCCAGGCGGGAACTGGCGAAGTCTGTCGGAGGACGAGCAACGTGCGTTTATGGGCGGGGCATACGGGAGCGGTGGCGGTCAAACAACGTTTCTTCGCCGGATGCGATGGGATGAACCCGCTTTAACTGTTCTTGCAGCGCCGATGGCGAAAGCGACGTGTCAACTACACCCCGGAGGTGATTCGATGTCAAACGTAGTCCCGCTTCACCAACCGCTACTCCCCGCACTCCCGCGCCTCCCTGCGAACGGTCTGACCGCTATCGAACTCTTCGCAGGTGGCGGTCTGATGCGCCTCGGCGTCGAGCACGCGGGCATCACGACCGTTTGGGCGAACGACTTCGATAAGAACGCATGTCGCGCTCACGAGCACAACTTCGGCGCTGGCTCCATCGTCCAAGGCGATATCACGCAAATTCCGATCAACTCGATCCCTGACGCCGATTTCGTGATTGGCGGACCGCCGTGCCAAGACTATTCGACGGCAGGAAAAGGCGCGGGCGAAGCGGGAGAGCGCGGCAAACTCGTATGGCGCTACCTCGAAATTATCGCAGCCAAGCGCCCGAAGGCGTTCCTATTCGAAAACGTGAAGGGACTGACGACTAGGAAGCATCGCCACACGCTCGACGCGCTGGTCGCGGAATTCGAGGCACTTGGCTACCGCGTGACTTGGCGCGTACTCAACGCATGGGATTACGGTGTAGCGCAGAAACGTGAACGCGTCTTCATCGTCGGGATTCGCGAGGATCTCGGATTCGAATTCGAGTGGCCGAGCTCTGAGTTCGAGATGAGCGGGTATCGACCGGTGCTGCGCGATGCTATCGGGGATCTACCGGAACCGACTGAGAACGAGCGTAACCCGCAAGATGGGCGCTACTCCTCGCAGTACCTGTCGCGAAACCGCGTCGTACCGTGGGATGACGCGGCATATACGGTACTCACGAATGCTCGCGATGCGTCGATTCATCCGGCGGACGGCAGCGTAACGATGGACAAGGTCCGCGCATCAATCGCCAATCCCGTGATTGGAGATTACTGGACGCCGAAGTCCGAATACTCCTACGACCAAGCGAACCGCATACAGTCGATGGACGCGCCTTGCAACACGATTCCAGCGCACCACAACAGCGGTCAGCCGATTCACCCGACGAGTGCCCCGCGACGATTCACGGTTCGCGAGTGCCTGCGCATCCAATCGGTTCCCGACACCTACGTATTTCCCGAAGGCATGTCTCTATCCGCGATGTACCGCGTAGTTGGGAACGGAGTAGCCTCGCGAGTCGCGTACCACCTCGCCGCCGCGCTATCTGCGCAAGTCTTGGCGGCGCAATCATCGAACAGAAACGAGTTGAGCGCAGCATGACGAAACCGACGATCGCGGACGCCGTGGTTGAACTGGACAACACCATCGCCGCCCTCATCGCCTACCACGCCGGCAACGGCTCCCGAACGCTCCTGCGCATCATCGAGCGCTTCGAGGAGGTCGCGGCATGGCTCGAACTAGCAACGATGTCAGACGAGAAAGGAGGCGATACCGTTGCCGCATAACGACAAACAACGCTTCAGAGACGACGTCAACACGCTGATCTCGCGCACCGAACTGACCGCACAGGAGCGCATCCGCGAAGTCCAAGCGCTGACCGACGAGTTCGCGGACCGACCGGAGCCGGCGCTACTGACGCTGCTCACCGATTACATTCTGCTGGGTCGCGATGAACGCTGCGCAGAGCGGGCGGACGGGGCGCAGATCATCGAGTTTCCGGTGAAGACACCGCAAGCGGACGTACAGCAGCGGGTTGCATAACGAAAAAGACGCTTGGGCGCGATGGCTCAGGCGTCTTTTCTATAGGTAATATTGCCTATCTTGCGGGCGTCAGCTACGGTCGAATCGGGGCGCACACGCGTCAAACGATACCTTAACCGTTTCTCCCCCGCCATGACGATTCTAGGCGATTCTCGCAGAACTAGCTCGGTTCTATCGCTCTGCTGGTACATATTTCATAGACTTCTAGCGTCTTGACCCCACTTAACCTGTGACGTAATCTTGTATCATAAATACGAGAGGGGGATACGCCAGTGGATATTGACTACTTACTACTGTTGCTGTCAGTTATTTCGAAGGTTTTAGAAATCTTTAAGTTACTGAAAAACGAGAAAAAGAAGCCCGTAGGCTTCAAGCGAAAGAAAAGACAATTACTTGTCGCGGAAGTGTCGGCTGCCACCGGCACTTTCTATTTTTCATTATATACCTCACTCAGTCAAAAAATAGTCTTGATTTTGTCTTTATGATGTTGTAGATGGCAACTTCCCTTTCTTGTCCTCACTGTTCCAAGGATAACGCCCGCCACCGCGCGAGGCGTTTTTCTTTTGCGCTCACTCGCACTTCGTGACCGAAGGGAAGTTCTTGCGAACGTGAGTGAGCGGACAACCTCGCCTTCTCCTTCGAGATACCTTACGCAACACCACTCGAAAGGGGACGATTCATTGACGACACTCTACGTAATCCACCGCGAAGGGGGCGCAACCGATGGCGCTTAAACTCACGAACTCACGCGGATCCAACGGCCTGCCGTACAACCCGATGACACAGCCGTCTATCGCAGAAGGTGAGATCACCGACGCTCCGCTCGCACTTGACCGCTGGCTTGCGCGTCCCGACGGTAAGGTCGCGACCTACAACGTCGCCAACCTCGACTACTGGGGCGTTGAGCGGCGCGGGTTGGCGCAATATTTCGACGAGGCGACATGGCAGACGCTCCGTGCCGCACATCAACGAAAGGAGGCGAATCTCAATATTTAAGCGACCTGACTACCACGAGAATTTCGGAAGCTGCGACGTGTGCGGCACGGAGGACGTGCCAGTCCGCTATGCGACGCGAACCAAACTCCGCGACCATACGAGTGTCGGCCGTGATGAGCGCGTTTGCAACGACTGCGTACGCACCATCATCAGCGGATCGAAAGTCCACGAAAAGGAGGCGAATTAACCGATGGGACACGTTAAACGCGATCTAGGCAAGAAACCGCTCCAGAATGATACCGACTACGCATACACGACCGAAGGGATCTCGAATCTCCTCGCCAGCATCGAGACGGTGCGCTATGAGTCCGAATCCTCCGACGACTCGGTCGCCCTCCTAGTCGACGTCATGCGCGTGGCGGGTACCTCCGGCGTGCTGACCGCTCATCAACGCTGCGCCATCTTCCTGCGCTACTCTGTCGGACTCAAAGTACAAGAGGCGGCGCTCCTCCTTTGTGTGGATCCGTCCAATCTATCGAAGTCCCTGCGCTCGGCGGCGATGCGGATCGCGAGCAATCTTCGCGCGGTGTTCCGGCACCCGACCTCGCAGGCAGAAGCGTCCGACGTCGCGGTTCCATTCGCACCTCTGCGCCCTGTCGCAACCGGCGCAATAAATCCTCTGTCCGAACCGGACGTCTCGATGTTGGCGGCAATCAACGCTTCACTTCCGCAACCAGCCGATAATGTCGTGGATCTCGCACCGGTCGCGTACCGATACACGTTCTACAACGCGACCCTCGACTACCGGCAGGCGACGTTGGCGGAGTACCCGTTCTACTCGTCACAATTCGTGATGGACGAGGCGGGGCGATTCCGATACGCGATCCCGCCAGAGAGCGTGATGGAGCGAAAGCAAAAGAACACAGTGCACACCGCGAAGCCTGAAACGAGAGTCGCGAAGTCCAAGCGCAGCCAGAAGCGTGCGGGGCGGGGCGAAACGAAGGGGTGCGATGAGGATACGTTCTATGGCGAGCGGTCGCGTCGGAATGCGTTCGGATTCGAATTTTCATCGGATTTCAAGGTCCGGCTGCCGAGTGATGGCGATGTGCGGCGGATTGGCGACCAGTGGCAATTGGAGGTCGGCTGGAACTATGGCGCAGGGAAGACGAAGAAAATTTCGTGACAGACTACCCGAAATGCCGTTTTCAGCTAGTAAGTAAATGAGGGCAGGCGTCGTTCCGAGTGAGCGGCGCTTTCTGTTCGAATAAAAGGGAGCGATTTTACTATGGCAACTACGGGCGAAAAACAACTAGCGATCCATTTTGCAGAGACTATGCGGCAGGCACGGGACTTTCAGGACCGTTTAGCCGCTCTCTTGAGGATTGATGGTGGACTATTCGCAGTGTTCGAGAAAGACGAGTGTGAGATGTGGGATGCCGTCTTTGATGTCCTCGGAGTACCCTGCGAGGGGGTATTGATCGACGGTGAAAAGTTCTCGAGAGACTGGCTTTTTGATCATATCCGTAGATTCGAAGAGGGCGGTATCTCAGCCGAGGAATTAATCGAAGAGGCTGTACACTTTCGAGGATGACGTTTGAGCGTGCGAGGTGACGAACCTGTCGCCTTCATCGCTGAGGCGTCTTCTGGCGTTCTCAACACAGGCGGTCTAGCTCGGCCAAGCGAACAAGTCGTATACACCCGTTACCCTCACGACTTTGACCGCCTGCACTTTTATCAACGAGGAACGGGAATCTGATCGAGGGGTAACGCTCATGGACGAAGAGAAATCGAGGAAAAAACGTGGATTTACGAAACTGTACAACGAGGCGATCGACTTATACCTACACCTGCCGAATTTCGATTTCGCGGATCTCGGCTTCTATGCGATCATGCGTCGACTGCGCTACAACAACGCCAGCAGCGACCGACACGGAACCGTGCGCTTGGCTTACGTAGAATTGGCGGCACATGCGGGGATGGCGAAAGGAACCGCTGAGTCACGGATCAAGCGGCTGGTGGCGGTCGGACTCGTTGAGATAGATAAGATAACGCTGATTGAGGATGGCTTGAAGAAGTGCATTTTTCACGTTAGAGAGCCGTTACCCGCCGCTGAGTTTCACGCGAAGTGGTCGCAGATTGGCGAGTTCAAAGCGGCGTCGATCGAAAAGGCGCAGCGCGAAAATAAGGCGAGCCGGGAGCGGATGAAACGACATCGGGCGAAGGCTGGCGGAGATGGGGCGGAGGAGGCGGCTGGAGTGCAGGATATCGTAGAAGGGTCGTACCTGTGGCGCAAAATGAACGGCAAGTTGTAGGTATGTTACGCCCTATTTAACCGTAACGCATTAGCGTGATCACGAGCAGATGTTACGCCCTTCTACACCGTAACGAGCGTTTCTGTTACGCCCTTTCACACCGTAACCGTTACGCCCTACTTTGACCGTAACAAAGAATAAAGACCTAAGAATAAAAGAATAAAGAATAAAAGACTCAGCGAGCAAAGGGATATCTCTATGAATTGCATATGCGGATAAGGGACGGTATGGGCGATAGAGACGATTGATCGCAGATACCGTTTTTCTATTCGATATTCGGAGCGAAGTCGTGGACAAAGCGCCACCTACACGCGAGAGATACGATGAGACTACGCAAGGGAAGCGAGGTGAGACGTAGTATGTCGCAATACAACCGGCACGTTGTCATCGTAGTAGGTGAGCCGATATGTTCGCTGGTGTCGTTAGGACTCGACCAAGCATCGGTGACATTGCGCACTGATGAGCGATTCTTACCGCGAGCACTCGTTGATGCGGGCGTTTTCTCGTCCTACAGCGAGATCAGGCGCAATAGGCCCGAACTCATTCGTGATCTCGAAACCATCGGATGGGATTCGTTCAGGGTCGGGAAGACAGTGGTCGACGTCGTGATAGGGCGCTAATACGCGAGGAGGTGACAAGAATGTGTGAACCGGTTGTTTTCGAGATCATCCGATATATCGACCGCGGACTGCGCTAAGCACACGCACACTCGTTCGTATATGTCGCTATGTGGCGTCTAGGAGGCGTGTGGTGGCGTTTATATACGCATCCGGTGCGATGGTATCCGAGTGGGCGATATCGTGGCGTGTGAGGGCGTATAGAGGCGATGATTGAAACTATCGTGTGAAAGGAGGTGATACGAAGAATGGCGTTGAGAACGGAACAGTACGAGGCGATTGCGTTGCTCGCATTGCCGAAGGAACAGCGGCCTACGATCGCCGAGATCGCGAAGAAGGTAGGCGTGGGCGAGCGCACTATCTACGATTGGAAGCGCAACGAGACGTTCCAAACCGAGTTGAAGCGTGAGATTACGCGGAATACGCAGGCACGCTTGCCCGAGTTGATGGAAGCGTTAATCGATCACGGTATCGGCGGGAATGCGGCTGCGGCGAAGCTCATCCTGCAAGCAAACGGCATGTTGACGGAGAAAGTCGAGATGAACACGACCGTTACCGATGGCTCGGGCGATGTGGATGCGCTGAAGGCGAGACTTGCGGAGATGAAACGTAACCAATCTGCAAGCGACGCTGAGACGGCGTAGTTAGTAGTAGCGGTTGGTACGATATGATCGCGTGATTTCGCAGAGGAGGCGATTTACATCGGGTGCGGCGCTCAGGCGGGTGCCGCCTCGAAAACTTTCAAAAAAGGAACAAGCGTTCGTATTTCTATCGTTAAACAGTTGTTTTAGGAAGGACGTCGTATGCAGGATTTTATGCACATATTTCCCGCGCTGAGAGCCCGTCAGCCCGCATTCTGCCGTATGCATAAAGATCACCACAATTACTCGCACACCTAACGCGTCTGAAAGCCTTGGTATTACTGGGTTTGTGCGATACTTCGAGTGTTACACAAACTGTTTTTGTCACATTCAATATGCATGTTGACTGCATGCGTATACAATCGCCACGTTCGACCCCCAAGGTACCCCTCGCTGGACCCCGCATCTAGCCCCCGAAAAATCCGCGCATCAAATTTTACTTTGGCCCCTCGATTCTACCACGCCCGCCCACGCAAATAAACCGCCCTCCTTCGCAAGAGAGCGGCCGCCCACGTAATTCCCCGTATTCACTTCGCCTTCCGTACGCCTCTCTTCGCCAACGCGCGCTTCCCCAACTTGCTCACGACGTCAACCGCGTCGTCGATCGTGTCTTGCGTGATCCCGATATACGCGAGAGTCATCGCAGAGGACGAGTGGTTGTAGACGCGGATCAGCGTTGCCACATCGAGCGTCTCCGTGTAGTAGTGATATCCGAATGTCTTTCGCATCGTATGCGCCGAGATCGGCCGCTCGATAATCGGCTGCTTGCGTGACTTCAACAGCGCGTTCGCCCGTTGTTGCGCCGCCTTCAGGATGCGGTCGACTTGTTGGCGGGTGATCGGTTGGTTCTCGCCCTCACGCGACTTGAACGCATATTCGCCGTCGTCGCCGGGCATCTCGCGAGCAAGCGCACGGACGTCGTCGTCGATTTTAATCATGCGCGTCTTGCCGGTCTTCGTCTCGATGACGTAATAGTGCGAGTCATGGCGCAGGGTGCCGAGTTTAAGCGGAACAATGTCGCTCACGCGGTAGGCAGAACGGATGCCGACGAGGAACAGGAGTAGGTCGCGACCGGTCAAGGACTCGATCAAGGCGTCGATATGGCGTTCGTCGCGTAGTGGTTGGGCTTCTTTCATGGCGGAAACCTCCGTATCAATGTGTCGTTACTCTCATTTTGTCACACTGATAGGATTTCGTCAACTTTTTCGATGAAATTTCGTCTTCGACTACCCGAAATGGCGTTTTCAGCCCCTATATAAGTGAGGAGAAGTAATCGTGTCGGTATCGCTCAGTGGTTGAGCACGCGCCTTCCAAGCGCGACACGTCGGTTCGATTCCGACTACCGACTCCACAACGCAAATCAAGCGCTCGACCATCGCGGTCAGGGCGCTTTTTCTATTTCACACGAGAGGAGGCGTCGGCCCATCGCTTGGATCGAAACAGAAAAGCGGTTCGCGCCGCGAGAAGAACGACAACAACTCATCGACTTGTATCGCGAACTCCGTGACACGCTCGCAGCGAAGCCGACGCTGACTGACGATGAGTTGCGAGAGTGCATCGGGTATGACGACGAGTTGACGCGACTGGAGCGCATTCATCGCGCAGAGATCGATCTACTGTACTTCTCATACGAGTACTTCGGCGAGATCTACAACCCCGACAACTCCGGTAACTGGATTCCGGTCGAGATCGCGATGGCACCGGATTTCCATCGCCAGCTCTGCGGACTCATGGACGACGTCTCGATGGTCAATCGCAACGCCAAGATCGCATGGGCCGCGCCTCGATCACACGCAAAGTCATCGTTCCTGTCGAAATCGTCGCCGGCGCGCGAGATTGCGTACCGGAAGCGCAAGTACATTATCGTGATTTCAGAGACGCCAACGGTTGCGGTCGGGAACCTCGATTGGCTCGCGACGCAGTTGCGCTCGAACGAGAAGTTCCGGCGCGATTTCGGACCGCTCTTGCACATCAAGCAGCAGATGAATCCGAAGGACAACTCGTCGGAGTTCATCGCATGGGAGCCGACAGGTGACGGCGGACAGCGGTTGCTTACGAAGGTCGAGGCATCTTCCTCGAACCAAGCATTGCGTGGTCGAAACTGGAACGGCGTTCGGCCGGATCTCGTTATTTGCGATGACCTCGAAGGCAAGAAGAACACAAACACGCCAGAGCTCCGAAAAGAACTTCGTGACTGGTTTACGCAGGTCGTCATGCCGCTCGGCGATCCTTCCGGCAAGAAAACAGCCTTTGTCGTTATGGGAACGATGGTTCATCAGGACTCGCTTCTACGGCACATCATGACGCAACGCTCCGACTTCAAGTCACGTCTCTTCCGAGCGCTCATCGATGAACCCGACCGCATGGATCTCTGGCAGCGATGTCAGACGATATATCAAGATCGCGAGAACCCAAACCGCGCCGATGAAGCACTCTCGTTCTACGCGGACAACAAGGACGAAATGGATCGAGGCGCTGTCGTCTTGTGGCCCGACGTTCAGCCGCTATGGGCGCTGATGGTCTGGAAATGGGACAACGGTTCCAAGGCGTTCTCGACCGAGTATCAGAACAACCCGATCGACGAAGAGTCCGCCGTCTTCCGCCCCGAACAGTTCTTCTACTTCGCCCCGGCCGAACTCGACACACACGAGTGCGACTTCTACGGCGCGTGGGACATCGCGTTCGGGAAATCGAACCGGTCCGACTACAACGCAATCGTAACCATCGCCCGTCATCGAAAAACGGGCGTACTTTATGTTTGGGACGTGTGGATGGCGAAGTGTCCCGCCCACGAAGCGCTCAAGGTCGCGGTCGACAAGATCGCGGAGTTTGATCACCGGTCGTTCGTCGTCGAGACAGTCGGCGGGCAAATCGACTTGGCTCGCCAGCTCAAGGATGCGCTGCGGCAGGAGCGACTCTACCGCACACGTCTCGTCGAGATCGCCACCAAGCGCAAGAAAGAGGAGCGCATCGAGTCGTTGGAGCCGTTGACGCAGAACGGAACGCTTCAGTTCCGCCGCGATCACCGCCTGCTCCTCGAAATGTTCGTGCAGTACCCGTCGCATAACCACGACGACGGACCGGACGCACTCGCATACGCGGTCGATGTGGCATCGAAGCCGCCGCGCAGGGTACGCGAGAAGCCTTCGTACCTGTAACGCCGTAAACGAAAGGAGGACGACACCATTACGAAACTGTTTCGCACCGGCGCGCCATACCCGCCACCCGAAGATATCGAGCGCATCGCCAAGTACCGTCGCGGTCGCATCATTTACGACGGGCGTCAGGCGGAGATTTATGAGCGCGCTGCCGACATCCTGAAAAACACGCCGCATGCGAAGTACCTTCGCCAACTCTACATTGCGGTCAACCTCGCCGACGTTTTGATTACGAAGCCTGCCGATTTGATGTTTGGGGAACCGCCGGTGTACGAGAGCGGCATGCCTGACGACTCGGTCGTTCAAAAGCGACTCTCGTCGATTGTGGAAGAGAATGACCTGAACAGGCGTGGGCATGAATTGGTCATCGGCGCAGGATATCGTGGCGACGCGTGGCTGAAGACGTGGTTCGGAACGCGCCACGACATGTCTGCGCTCGCCGACTACGACGGGCTGGAGCCGCCGAACGATGCGCCACTAGAACCCATGATTACATCGGTCATCGCCGAAAACGTGTTCCCTGAGTTCGCGGACGGCTCTCGTAAACGACTGAAGGCGGTCAATATTGCATACGAAGTCGCTGTGACGGACGCTCACGGTCGCGAGGAGTACGTTTACCTCGACGTCGAGCGCCACATCCCCGGCTACGTGATCCGCGAGAAGTTCATGCTTGACGGTGGCACTTACGACGAGTGCGACGGCGTTCACATCAACACGTACACGATTGGAAGACAGATCGGCGAGTCCGTAATCACGCCGACCGGAACGAGCCGCCTACTCATGCACCACATCCCGTACAAGACTGACGACGAGCGGTTTTGGGGTGTGAGCGGCATTGAGAAGATGGAATCCCTGCTGGCGGCGATTAACGACCGCTTGGTTCAGATCGACTACATTTTGCTGAAACACAGCGACCCCACAACCTACGGACCACCGCTGCAGGACGATGGCAACACGACTGTCCGATTGAGCGGCGAGTACATCGAGGTTGATAAGGCTGACGTCACGCCGGGCTACATGACGTGGGACGGCCAACTGGACGCAGCCTTTAGGCAGCTCGACAAACTCGTCTCCTACGTGTTCTTAGAATCAGAAACGCCACAATGGGTGTTCGGTACGACGATCGCGCAAGGCAACGAGGGCGGTACGGGCACGTCGCACACCGATGGCGGCGCAATCAAGGCACGATTCTTCCCAATTCTCTCGAAAGTCAAGCGGATTCGTCAGAGCGTCGATGTTGCGCTACGCGACGCGCTCTACACGGCGATGCTTCTCGACAACTCGCAAAACGAGCGCGTCGAAGGGTTCGTTCCGTACGAGGTCCCGTATCCGAAGATCCGCTGGAAAGACGGTATTCCGCGCAACGAACGCGAAGAGGCGGAGATCGCGCAGATCCGTACCGGCAACAAGCCGACGCTGGACCAGATGACCGCGATCAAACATCTCGACGACCTCGACGACATGCAAGCACAGGAAATCCTCGACCGCATCCAAGACGACGAGCAGCGAGACGCCGCGATTGTCACGAGTCAGGCCGCCAGTAGCGCATTCAATGGCGAGGTAGCGTAATGGGCGAACTTGACTTCGACAAGGAAATCGAGTCACTTGTCGCCCAGTACCGCCACGCCGCCGATCTTATCGTCGCCAAGCTCGAAGCGGGTTCGCGATATGCGCTGTCCACGAAAAAACAGCGCGTCCTCCTCGCTGAGATCCTCGCGATCCTCGACCGCCTTGATGCGGAATCTCGCGCTTGGGTTGATAAACACATCCCTACTGCTT